AGAGATACGTTAAAGGATGATACTAGTGCACTGATTACTCTTATTGATACTGTTTATCAGAATAAGTTACAAAGTCGAATCCTGGGCTTCCAGAATAGACGTCCAACATCAATCATAACTAATACAAATATAATAGGAGAGATACCGGTAAACAAATTCTACTTAGGTGTCGGAATCAATGGAGAAGTAAACCCATTCTTTAGGAATCCTACTATCACCCTTAATGGACTATTAACACTAAAGAAACATTGGTCATACGAGGCTGAGGTAAGTTTTCCTATTGATAATATAAAAAACATCAGAGTAGGTTTCAAAGCATTTTATAAACTTTCATTTAAAAAGAAGTAGTATGAAGCGTAAATATTCAATAATCAAAAATCATATAGGTAATGACCTGTATGCACTTGTTTTGAAGTCTTGGCTACTTGATGAAGAAGGCAAAGAGATAGATGTAAAATCTGTTGTAAAGTCGGGATTGACACTTGAACAATGTAATGAAGAAGAAATAAAATTTGTTGAATAATGGATGCAGAATTATTTAAAAATGAATATATAAAAAATTCAAATATTTCAGAGAAATATTTTGATGAACATTTTATTGTTCTTCCCTGCATTTGTGGAAATGAAGATTGTAATGGATTTGCCTGTGTATCTAATGATGAATTAAGTATAAAAATTCATAAAGATTTATATATGGAGGATAAATAATGGCAACATGTTATGCAATAGGTAATGGTAATGCTTCAGCAGGAGCGACTTGGAACACTGGTAATATTCCAACTGTAAATGATGATGTATATACTAATAACTATACAGTTACAGTTGATGCGAGTGTTACATGGTTATCTGCACGTAATACAGCGGCGGCTGGTATAACAGCAGGTGGAAAGTTTTTACTTACTAATGGAGTTACTCTAACTTGTACCGGAACGGGAGTTGTATGTAATTCGTCTGTGTGTATTGAAATGAATTTAGCAAGTCCTAATATAGCAAGTGTTATATCTACTTTAGTAACTAATAACATAGCAACAAATTTTAATGGTGGAATAATTCTTTCAGGTACAGGAACACTCAATATAACATCTAATTTTACATCAAATGTTGGAAGTAATAATTCAACAATAAATGTTACTGCAAATGGAATTTTAAATATAGTTGGAAATATTAGTTTTATATCAGTAGGTAATTTTATTAGAATTACAGCAGCTACCCCCGTTATTACGGTTAATGGAAATTTATTAACATATAGTAATAGTGCCTATATCCCATTAATAGGAAATATTACGGCCTCAACAACGGCAACAATAAATTATACTGGTATATTGTTTGGTCCAAATGCAGGTACAGGATACGGAATATATACAACGGGTGTATGTAATTTTAATGGAACATTGACTGGCGGAACAGCTACAAATGCTTGTCATGGGATATATGTAGGAGATGGCGCAACAGTTACCGTAAATGGTGGTGCAATAAGTTCGGCTTCTATTGGTTCACATGCAATATATAGTACCAGTGTAACATCAACAATTTTAGTATCGGGAACAATAAACAATGTCAATGGTTATACAGCTATCAATACAAGAAAATTAGCATTGGTAAATGCAAATACCACACAATGGTTATTTCAAACAGATATAGTAGGGACTAATAAAACTCTATATAGTACTGATAATGTATTATTTGGTTATCCTGCTGAATCAGATACAAGAGAATCTATAATATTTGGTCAAAGTGGAGAGTTTGAAGGTACATTAATAGTCCCATCACCTGCATCGGTGGCAAAGAACGTACCTACGGATAACACAGTAGGAACAATGGAGATGACACCGCAGGACTTTTGGACTTATGCAACAAGAACATTAACAAGTGGTGGTAGTGGAATAACAGCTGCTGATGTATGGGATTATCTTATAACTAATCCTATTGTACCTGATAGTATATTGGAACTGATCCTTACAAATCTTGATGCAAAGGTAAGTAGCATAACATGTACAACGCCAGCGCAAATATGGGATCATTTAGGTAACCTAATCTCTAAAAATGGAAGCATAGGATTGTCCTTAAAAACATTCTTATCTTCACAAGGAAAAAAACCATTTATTTTACCAGTAGATAAAAATTATAAAGGATGAGTTTTATTATATTAACCGAGAACGATAATATTACAATCACTGATGATGCTTTAGCACATCCATTGATAAGGAAAGTCTATGATCAGGATAATACTTCAAATAAGGAATTATTCTTAAAATACATATCGTATATCTATTGGGCTTATAATCCTAATGGCATTTATACTAACCTACTTCCGGAAAACAGAAAAGAAGTTGTCATTAAGATAGTAGCAAAAAACGATAACTGGAAAGATATTGAAAATGTTCCTGGCATGAAAGAAATGATTGACCTTTATGTTGAAACATCATATTCTCCCAATGAGATACTTTATGAATCATGTAAGAGGGATATCGAATATGAACGTAAGCGCCTTTCTGAAATCCCTCCTACTAAAAAATTTCTCTATGAAGGATCTCATGATATCGATGTATCAAAAGGAAAAACAAAAAAAATTGAATCTGTCTTTATAAAACAATGGATTGAAATAGACAATTCCGATGAAAAGGATAAGGCCTATAAAAGAATATTAAATCTTTTTGAATACGAAGAAAAGATGAAAAACATAGTTGAAAAAGAACGTATCGATAAGGTTACTGGTAAATATGAACGCAAGTTTGATAAAAAACAGTTAGCATGAAATTCGTAAATACCAAAAGACTTAGCCCTGTGATTTATGAAGGAGATCTCCCTCATAAGTACGACCTATTCCATAGACCTTTCAAACAGGTTCCTGAGTCAGAAAAAGAACTTACAAAGTATTGTCAAAAATATGGTGTCGTCAATGATGATGCCTGGTGGGATATTCAAAAGGATCGTTGTATCAATGGTTATACTGCAAAGGATATACTTCGTAATGGAGGAGAATGTTTTGTTGATGGCCGGGATGTAATAAGACGCGCTAATGGTGACCGTTATCTCCCTGATCTTGACTTAACGATATCCGGTGATGATCTTCATATCTCTGGCCGGCAATATTTCTATCTTAATTTCTGGAAGATCAAAAGACTTGACAAGAAGACAGGAAGAAAAAAAGTACTACCTCCTGCATTTACAGATCTGTCCTTTGAAAATTGGAGTCTCCGAGAGCGTAGGTTAAAGTTGATGAAGCATATGACCTGGTTCAAACGTCGTCAGGTAGGTTTGACAGAAGAGTCAGCTTGTGATGTAGCTTATGACTTTTTATTTTTTGATGATTCTCAGTCTGTTATTGTTGCCGGTATGGAATTCTATTCTAAGCAGACAATGAATAATGTTCGGAGAGGATTAGATAACCTTAAGAATACACAGTTCTATAAAACATTGGAACTTGATTCTGTTGATTATGTAAAGTCAAAGAACACTGATTCGGAAATATACATGAGAACAGCCAAAGATAATCCACAGGTAGTATCGTCTCTGACACCTAGCAAAGTCATCTTTGAAGAAGTAGGTAAGTGGAAGAAAGGTCTTGTCATTGAAACAAAAGAGTTTATAGAAGCCTCTATTGAAGCTGAAGGTCAGCGAACAGGTATTTTCGATTTTATAGGTACCGCTGGAGAAGAAATGAAAGACTCTGTTGAAGATATGACAAAACTGTTTTACGAATCAGAATCTTATGGTGTCTTGTCTTTCCTTAATAAATATGACTCGGAGGTAAGCAAGGAAGATCGTGTTGGCTATTTCATTCCGGCTCATAAATTCGAACTCCTTGATGATGATTATAATTCCTTGATGAGTCTCTCGGCAGAAAAGATCAATAAGGAACGTGCGATGAAGAAAGGCAAATCAAAGTTTATCTTTATTGCCATGAAGCCTTTTACTCCTTCAGAGATGTTTCAGACATCTTCTGGAGGTTATTTTGGACCGGAAATAGTAGGGTATCTCAACGAACGTTACGCATATATCAATTCTCATCTTTCAGAACAAAAAACAAGGATTGGAGTTTTGAGTTGGAAAGATCCTAATGATATGTTGGCCGGAGTTACTTTTACCGATGATCCTGATGGATGGTGTGAGATATTAGAAGAGCCGATGTGCGACAAAGAGGGTAATCCTTATGAGAACCTTTATTGCATGGGTACTGATAGCTATGATCAGGATCAGGCTGAGACTTCGACATCAAAAGGTTGTTCTGTTGTAAAAAAGAAATTCCTTGACCTTAATACTACTTATAACCTATATACCGGGTTCATACTTACACGACCTACAGTAGAAGAGGGTGGCGCTAAACTATTCTTTGAACGCTCAGCTATGGGTTCCATATATTTTAATAATGCAAAAAATAACATTGAGTATTCAAATTTACGTATCTTTGACTGGTATGAAGATCATGGACTTCAGTTCCTGTTAAAGGAAAGACCTCAGCTAGCGTTCTCTGGAATGATTAAAAACTCACAAGTATCTAATAGATTTGGTACTGACAAATCGTTAAAGCCACATGCCTTGGCGATATTAAAAGACCAACTTACTTATGAATTTATCCAGACTATGCACTTCAGACTTCAGATAAAAGCTTTTGCTCAATTCAAATATGATCCTTCTGGAAAGAAATACAACTGTGATATAACAATGGCTTCTGCTGAATGTGAGGTATGCGCTAAAGACGAACAGAACTATATTGTTAAAAAAAAGGAAGACGTAAATGAAAAAAAGCATATGCATGTTTATAAACGTATTAATGGTAAACTTCAACAAGTAATGGTATGAGTAATGTAACCTGTCCAGAATTAATAATTCCCGAAAGTAAAAAGACCGACAAATGGTGTAAGGACTTTTTATCATTTTTTAGTGAAACTGTAGCAAGTAATTCCAATACAGAAACGGATATTGAATGTTGGAAACTTTATCATAATGAGGTAGATCCTCGTGAGATGGATTACCTTACAACAGTAGGTGAGTATTCTATGCCGGCGCAACCTCGACATATACCTCTGCAAAGACATTATTGCGATATCCTTATCTCAAAGCAGTCAAAGAGGCCATGGGTGTTTTCGGTAAACACTGTTGATAAAAATTCATTGAAAGAAAAAGCCAAAGCAAAAACTGATGACTTTTTTAATATGATGATGGAGACCACAAAACAAATAGTCTATGACAAGCAATCTCAGATAGAAATGATAGATTATCAGATTCAGCAACTACAGTCATTCATCAGCAAAGAACCTACCTCAGAAGAGGAATTAGCACAGATCAATCAGGCAAAGGCCATGATGCCTGCAATGACATCAAAGTTCACCTATGCTAAAGATATGATGCTTACAAGCAAAGAGATATTTGAACAAAAAGCTGAAGCATGGGATCGCTACCATCGTTATAAGAAAAAAGACTGGATAGAAGAGATATCACAAAAAGTCACGATCAATCTCAGGAACAAACTCAATATCGCTAATAAGTCGAAACGAAATTTTATCTCCCAGGTTGTCACCGGGAAACAAGCATATAAAGTTGACATTGAAGGTCAGAAACTTATATTTGAACCTATCAATGAACTTAATGTATTCTATCCATCTATCGATAATGTTCAATTTATACAAGACTGTCCATGGGTAGTAATAAGAAGACAGATGTCTTTTGTAGATATTATAGCCCGTTGGGGTGGAGAGATAAAAGCAAATTATGGAGAGGAGAGAATAAAGCAGCTAGAACAATACGTATCGCGTTCAAAAGATAGCAATTCACAATTTGTAGCTACTCCGAACGGTGGAATGTTGGTATCTGATATCTATTCCGGGACCGTAGATAATTCCATAAATACTACTGTAGAAGAGATCTATTGGAAAGTACCACGACTAGTTAAGATTAAGAAGACTCCAAATAAAAAAGAACCAGGAGAATACTTTAGACACTTTATTAGTAATGAAAAAAAGGTTATTGATAGTTCTGAATATACCTATGCCGGCAAAGAATATATCAGTAAAAAAGACCCCAACATAAAACTTTCCAGAGAAAATACAGAGATATATGACTCTTCAAAAGGAGAAAAATATGATGAAAAATATGATTGCGACATCTACATGGGTTATGTTATTGATGGAGACATCTTTGTAGAATATGGTGTAAAAAAACAGTTCTATAATGATATTGATAATATTGCTGATAAAAAATTACCTGTAGTAGGTAGATGTTATAATAATATCACCGAAAGACCATATTCTATTATCTGGAATACCCGAGATATCCAAAAGCTTTATAATATCGTTCATTATCATCGAGAACTTATGCTTGCTCTTTCTGGAACAAAAGGACAGGTTATGGACTATTCTCAAAAGCCGTCACACTTGACAGATGATGAATGGGAATATAAAAAGAAACTAGGGAATATTATTATAGAAACTGTTGATAAAACTGGTCGTGTAAAAAACATTTCCTATAATCAATGGCAATCTTTTGACAACACCTTGTCGCCGGCAATACAATATCTTGATAATGTTTTGGTCAGCCTTGAAAATACTATGGGGAGCATAACCGGTATTACCCGGCAGGCCCTCGGTGAGGTAGTACCTTCAGATCAGGTTGCTACTTTCAGACAGTCTATAGCTCAATCACAACTTATCACTGAGATTATCTTCAGTGATCATGATGAGGTAGAGAAGATGGCTCTGACACAACTATTAAATCTTGCTTTAAAATATCGTAATGATGATGATCTGATACTTGAAATAGAAGACCTTGACCTTTCAAAAGAAATCATCACTATCCCTAAAAACCTCTTTAAAGATCGTCAATTTGAAGTTGTTATAATGGACAACACAAAAGATGGACAGAAGATGGAAGATCTTAGAGAATTTGCTAAAGCCGAAATGTCTAGAGGGATATTATCATTCAGTCAATTATTCTCTATCTTTAATACAGAATCCACAAAAGAATTAGAGAAGAAGATAGAATATTTTACCGAGAAGCAGGAAAAACTAGCAAAACTTAATGCAGGTTCTGAAATAGATGCTGAAAAACAGATAATTCAGTTTACTAAGGAATTTGATATGCAGATTGCCGCCTTGCCATTAAAATACAAAGAAGCGGAACTTCAACTACAAAAAGCAGCTATTGACCTTGATGAACAACGTCTGGCCCTGGAAACAAAATATAATGAACAGAAACTTAATAACGAATACGAAATTAAAAACAAGGATCTTGAATATCGTAGGGAATCGGAATTGTCGTTATTAAATGTTAACGATAAACATTCTACAACTAATGAACAGATACAGGCCTTACAGTTAAAGATCGATGCATTATTCAGAGAGGCAGAATTAGGACAGTCAAAAGAAGACTCTGATAAGAAATTTGTTTCTGATATAAAAAAGATAGAGGCGACAAAGAAAAAACAGAACATGGAACATGTTAAAAACTAATTTTATAAACTCACATATTCACCAATTTATATATTAATTTAGTAACCAAAAAAAATCAAATTCTATGGATTTAGAAACAGACAACCAAGATGTCAATGATGGCGCTGAAAATATTCAGATAGAACCATTCGACAAAGATGCTTTTATGGGTATCAAAGTAGATCCTATAAAGCAAGACGCTCCTGTTGATACAACTAAGGTCACTGATCCTAAAGTTATCGACAAGAACAACCCTCCACAAGCTCCCCCTCCAGCTACCGAATTAGATTATGCTTTTAAACATCTAAAAGAAGAACTAGGAGAAGGGTATCAGGTCCCAGAAATTATTATTAAAGGTATCAATGAAAAAGGAGAAAAACTTTCTGAAAAAGAAAAGTATGAAATCCTGGTCGGTGAGATACAGAAGCATACCGATAATGGTATTGGCGATGATGAATTTATTAAAGAATATGTCACAGCTAAAAATGATCCTACCTTTGATTTTGGTAAGTTCATTGAACATCATAATCGGGAAGCAAACATCTTAGGACTCCCTGCAGATGATTTTCTTATATTAGCTTATACAAAACATTCAGAAGACAACAAGCTCAACTGGTCACAGGATGATATCAAAGCTCATATTGAAAGTTTGACACCTATACAGAAGTCAACAGAAGAATCCAGATTGAAGAATCAGGTTAAAGAAAATATCAAATTACAAAAAGAACAAAGTTACAATCAGCGTCTTATGCAGTTTAAAGAGGCTTTTGAACAAGAGGAAACTGCAAATCAAAAAATTGTTACTGACTTTATTGAGAAAAACAAAGAGTCTAAAGCCTTCTTTGGTATTCCTTTTAGCGAAGCTGAAAAAAAGGAATTCTTTGAAGATCTGCCGAAACTTTCGGCCAGGGATTTAAAAACGATGAAGAACACATGGGATCAACTATTGCAAAGCGACGAAGATTTCATTCGGCTTACACCGTTATTATGGAAATACCTGAAAAATGATTTAGACTCTTCCGGATCAAAGATAAAGGAGGAACTAAAGAAAGATTTAGAAAATAGATTAAGTCCATCTCCGAACATTAAAACATCACGTTCTGCAAAGAATCCTGATGAGTTTGATAGAGCTACGTTCATGTATGGCAAAAACAAAAAGTAATCATTAATAAAAATTTCAATTAAAATGAGAATTAAACCAGGACAACCCGATACAGTAGCACTGGAAAGTATTACCGGGCGTATGTTAATCGACATGGGAGTGAATGATCCCGATTATGTTCCGACGATGTTTAGTCTTTTCAAAGATGATGAATCTGAGATCATGTCATTGCTTGATGGCAAAGGACTGAAGACAAGTGGAGTAAACCATTCAACAAATAACAAACAGTATCGTACTGTAGGCTCTAATCACGTTATGTTTGCTATTGGCGCTTCTGATCAAAGGAAACAGTATTTTAGAACTAACAATTCTGGTCTTACCTTCCGCGACGATGCCAACGGTTCAAGTATGCCGGGATTACATGGCCTTGCTTTTTACATCTATCTTAATTCAAACTGGAGCGGTTACAAAGAAGTTATCGAATTGGCTGACAACCAGACACAGCTTTATGTGTTACAGGATCCAAAAGAAAAGAATGGTGTCTATGAATATAAGGTAAAACTTTTAGGCAATGACTACAATGCTTATGTTGATCCTCGACTGCTGGCAGAAAACTATGAATGTACACCGGTGACGAACTTACACGAACATGACTTCTCAGAACGTGGTGTTGAAAAATATACTTCCGGTGGATGGGGCCATTCGTTCTTATCGTTACTCCGTTTTAAATATTCATGGTCAGGTACCGCCAAAGCAATGAAAGTATCTGGTAAATGGGTTGAAAATAACGGACAACGTGCATTCCTTGAAGTGGCCGAAGAAAAAATGATGAGAAGGGCTGCTAAACAGTTAGAATATCAGCTGGTATTCGGAAAATGTACTGTCACTGAAGATTTCAACAAAGTTTTTCTTACCGATGATGAAGGACGCGATATCATGTCAGGTTCCGGAGTTATGAACTCAGGAGATGGTGCTATCGACATACCTCAAAATCATGGATGGACAAAAGGATTTCTGGAAGCTTTCCTTGCCAATACAGACTCTTTCATTACCAAAGGCGAAGATGGTCACCGGGAAATTGCTATGAAGATGGCTCCTAAGTCTTATCTTTCTTTCCAACAGTTGATGTCTGATATGCGTATCGATCAGAATGGCAATATCGTAGGCACTGGCGCTGATAAAGGTATCGTTGACACTTATGGTTTCTATGAACTTGCCGGTCTTCGTATCATACCTTATCGTTCCTCATGGTTCTCACAGTCTAGCCGCCCGGGTATAAAACTTTCTGATGGTACCTATAGCAATGAATGGGATGCTATTGGAATTCCCTTGGGATTAACTACTGGTGGTGCTCGTGGTATTGAACTTATCCAGCTTCGCCCGATGGCAAAAGGAACAGTGGCCGGTATTGATGTTGGTGGTAGTATTGCCTCTTCTGTCGATGGTTCACAAACACATGTACTTTTCCAGATTGGTGTTATCAGCCAAATTCAGCCGCTGAGAATTTTCAGACCTTACTATTTATAATTAATTAATAATCTTCACAATGAATCAGAAACCAGATAAAATAGTCATCTTAAGATGGCAAAAGAAGGTGCTAAAAAAGAATCCGCTTATGTGGATGGCGCCAAGGTATAACAATACCTTCAGAACAGGTCAAGAGATTGAACCTAATAATCCTGACACTGAGAACAACCTTACCCCTGATCAGATGAGAGGTGTCGCTAAATTGACAGCAGAACAGATGAAGAAGTTCCCTCTCGTCGTTAATCCCGACAATTATTATTTCTTTCCCGATGGAAGAAAATTCGACCTCAACAAAAAAGAAGATAAGATCTTATTGGATTTCTTATTGTTATCATTCAGTAGGATTGCCAGAACATATGATACCTTTGACCGGGTGTTACATGATGGATATATCGAAGATCATGAGGCAGAATCAAAATCTGTCGTTGATAAGACAGAAATTCTTTATGATGCCTTGACACTTATAAAGACAAGACAGCACGACGAAGTTCTGGAAGCTGCCCTTTACACAAACCACATTTACCAGGAATCGGAGATCGATATCATGAAGATGTCAAAGAATCAGGTATATAGTGAGTTGTATAAGATAGCAAAAGATAACCCACAAGTTATCCTCGATGCTTTTTCTGAAAAGGCTGCAAAAGATATTTTCATATTGAAACTGGAGATGCATGGTATCATCAAACGTAGAGATGGTTCTTTCTATGAAGGAGCTCGCTTTATCGGAGGTTCAGTACAGGAAGTATCAGAATATTATCAGAGAAATGATAAAGTTTCGGATATGGAGCGCGTGAAGAAGATCCTGTTGCAGAAAGAAAACAAAACTTTTGGTGATGATGAGATGATGGAATATGACGATATCATCACTAAGATAGAATCTGCATTGTTCAAGAAAGATATCATCAAGGCACACGACCTTATCACTAAAGGGATGAAGTTCTTCCCAGGTGACAAGACTATCGTTGACCTTAAGGCAACACTGGATGAACTAAAGAACGGTGTCGTCGATGAGAAAAAGAATGAACTGAAACAGGAGCTTAACGATATGACTATTGACGAACTCAAAGTCAAATGCAGCACCATGAAAAACAAAGGAGTTAAAAAGGTTGACTACGAAGATAAAAATCGTGAAGAGATCATTGAGTTAATACTTTCAAAATTCTAAGTCATGTTAGACACCCCGAAAGAAATGTATATGTCTTTTCTGGATGGAATCCGGAAATCATCAACAGGCACCGTTATTCCTTCCGTATGGAACAGGATAGTTAATGAGTGGGCCCAAAATGAATGGTTGAAAGATAATATCTCCAGAAAAGAAGGTTCTGAAAAAACTGAAAAGCAACAGGAAGATCTGCATATGCTAAGAGTTATTACCAATGGTATTGACTCCTATGGCGGTGTAGTATTGATACCAATATTACCTATTGCCGGTAATGCCTATAGGTTTCGTCTTCCCTTTCAAGAGCCTAATGTTTCTGCCTACGTCGTTCCTATTTTTGGTGTTAACTATCCTAAGATGTACAGGATGTTAAACATTGAATTCAAAATCAATTATATAGGTAATGATTGTAATTCGGGTGTGTCAGAATGGCTTTCTTGTAATATCATGCGTTCAGATCAACGAACTGCCAATAAATACAATCCATGGCGTAAGCCGAAGGACTCTAGGCTGTATTACGACATAAAACATAACTATGCCGATTTAATTACAGGGACCTCCTCGACAGGACATTCTATGCAGGTAGAATATTATCGTTATCCTTTAGAGATTAACTATGATCCTAACAATCCGGCCAATGATGTGTATTGTGAGTTTGGCGAAACACAGAGAAAAGAGATAATAGATTTATGTGTTCGACAGTATCTAGAAAGAGCCACTGATCCTCGTTATCAGTCGTTCTTGCAGGAAGAGGCTATAAGAACCATTACAAAGCAATAATTAATAAATTAATAAAATAAACAATGAGCAAATTTCTTGGTTATCCCAAAAGAACGATTTTACTGAATTCAGTAAGTCATGATGATATCGGTGTTTATGGAGACACAACAACCAAACTCCGCACCCTGGTATTCAAAAAAGAAGGAGTACAAATGCCGGGCGCTGCTTTCGCGACAAACGACATTGCTAATCCTGTTATCGGAACCTCTATGGATTCGATGTTATCAATCTCAAAAAACTGTACCGATCCTGGCGCTCAGTCCGGATATCTAGTGGAGTTAAATCCTGAATGTCCTTGTGAAGAATGTGACTATGATTATGGTATCACGCTGGTAAAGAAAGTTGAAAAACCCGGTGTTGGTAATTCTGATCGTTACAAAAAAGAATTTTATTATGGTAGTTCTTTGTCAAAAATAGATTGCACTGGCGGTCTTATCGATGATGCTGAACTGCTGACCATGGAAAAATCTATCATCACAGACATCTACATGCACCAACCAAAAGATGGCGCTGACAATACCAATATCTTAGCACACGCTAAAAGAGTGTATTATGTCACCGACTCTGATCCTGCCGATGCCTCTAGTATTGATGTTACCCTTGCTACCGGTGTTACGACTACCGTTACTTCTGGTGGTGGTTTTGGTATTGATGAACTGATCATCGCCTTCAATGCAACAGCTGCTATCAACACCGTTCTCTTTGCTTACAAAGTAGGAGCAAACCAGATGGGTATCTCTTCTGTAAATGATGGCTATCTGTTTACCGTTGTTGCTAATACTGATACTGTTGTTGACAAACGTTATATCTATCTCTTTTCAAAAAGTGTCGATGTACAGTTTGACGTTAAAATTGACAACAAATTTGGTACTGTTATCAAAGCCAATTTCTTAGTATTCAGCACATGGACAAAACTGAACCAAAATTTACAGTTAGTTGCTGATGGTACTTCAGCCAATGTCAGCGAAAATGGTGCTACTGCTAATGCTTTTCTTACAGCTCTTAATGCAGGTCTTGCAACTGTTGCCGGTGCCGGTCATGCCTATGCTGTTGCAAAGACACCTTCTGGGGTCAATGCTTATACTACTGGTGATGTCTATGTATATTTTGATACTACCGTTTCCAGCTATCGTATGAACCTACTTTCAACAAGCACTATTGTAAAGTCACAGGAAGTTGTTGGAGATGGCCGTTATTCAAGACTGACTGCTGATGAGATCTTCAAAATGTTTGCTAACACTCCTCACATGGGATGGCTTTCAAATATGGTAAGAGGAAATCAGCCTGCTGCCGGTATTGAATTCTGCAGTTATCTTTTGACTTCACAGAAACATGTTTCATCTGGTCCGCACCTGGCAAATGAAATGACTATCAAAGAACAGGAAATTATGATCATCATACCTAAAAGTCTCATTGCTACCAACCTTTATCAGGATGTCAATGATGATCGTGATCTTTATGATTTCAGTCTTTCCGGAACACCTTTGGATATGACCTTTGAAAAATTGCTTGAAGTCTGGGCTAGCTGTACAATAGCTAACTGGTAATAACTTAGGATAGGGAGAGGAGACTTCGGTCTCCTTTCCTCATTCCTATAATAACAGATATCAATGGCATCATTACCACAAATAATATATAATATAAAGGAAAAGCTTTCCGCATTTAAGCTAAATGATGATTTTAAGCTTGATGATGAATACATTAAGGGAAAAGTCAATGAATGGCGCTCGACGTTGATAACAGAACTCTATGACAATAGAAAAGCTATTGATGGCAAATACTATCAAAGAATATGTTGTGTAGAGGTCGATTGTTATAAACTTGGCTGTAGCATTGGTGGTACATTTTATTATTCTGGAGAACTTATCTGGAGGGCAGATCTCCCTGAGAGGATAACAGAGATTGGCGACCTTGACATTTTATATTTCGGAAAGGATGATTTTAAAAGATCCTTTGGCCGTAAATCTTTTGATGGATGGGTGAACAATAAAGGTAACCTTAGAACAGGATTATTGCCGATTTATACTATTGTTGGTAATGAGGCTTATTTTAAAAACCTTCCTACTCATGGTGTAAAGTTTCTTTGCCTGATAGTGTTATTAAAAGATCCTACCTCTGCTTGTAACTGGCTTACTGATGAAACAGAATATCCGGTTCCTAGCGCCACTAAACTTGAAATGCTTATCGTAAAGGATATCGTCTCTCTATGGGGTATTGCTCAGGATAAAATGAATGATGCTGATGATGCTACAGAACAGTCGATACCTTCTAATCAGATCCAACAAAAACAGGAGGAATAACAATGGCTTGTAAAAAAACAAAAGGAAAAGGAAAAATTTCCGGAAAGAAAAAATGACTTGTATTCAACAGATAACAGTCACTCAAAGTATTGAGGTAATAGGAGACAAGGGCACAAAGCTATTCTTTACTCCTTATAATCAGTATTGCTATGAACGTAGAGAACAAAAAGATATTGATGATGAGTGTAATTGCCCTTGCTTCTATTATAATAAGATAGTATGGCATTATGTCGTGCTTATCGAAGAAGAAGAATTTTGGATTCCGGAGTTTGCCGCGGTGCCGGAATATAAGACCAGAAAAGAAATTGAAAAAGACTTTCGTAAACTCAGGGAAAAATATGAACTAGGACCAGAACAACCTGATGACTGGAAAGCCGAATTTAAAAAGATAACAGGAATAGACATAGAGGCACAGGAATGTGTCGCGCTAAATGGCATGAGTTTATGGCTGAAAGTAAAAGGTTCGTAACATGGGATGTAGAACAAACAGATCAAAGACATAATGGATATAACTTTTTAAGGGTATATCGACATCGTAGATATGGTGGACAGGTGTTCATAAGAGACATCACCCAGTATAATTTTACGAATCTGAATAACAAAAACATAGAGAAATTATTTCGCTATCCGTTTGCACAACAGTTTAAAAAAAGTCTAGAACATTTAAAACCGGAAGACCGACAGTTTAATTCAAGAGAAGACATTGCAAAACAGGTAGCGAAAACTATTTTTGATGAATGGCTTAAAATGATAACAGAGAGTATTATAGATGGGAAAACATATTCATGTTCCTACTTTGACATCAAGGTAGGATATCGTCTTTTGACAAACAAGATATGCAAGTTTTCAAGAGATGGCAGAACCTATTTTCCTATTATCAACATAAAAAAGGGAGTACTGAAGATACATAAAGGTTGTGCTATGGCTTTTACTAGTCATTACTATAAGATATTAAAAGCTGGATTACTTAATGGCAAGACCTACAGTATGCCCCTTTCCGAAATCAAAAGAAAAGAATTTTATTTAAAAAGGAAAGAATATGGCAGACTTCGTAAACAACAATAAATTTATCTCTCACCACGTCATACACGCGGACCTGGCAAGAAAGTTCAAAACAAAAACCTTTCATATCGATGATATTGAGGAATGGTGTTTTATTGCTGAGAGTCGTTATATCATAGATATTCGTGCTATGGTACAGATATTAGGTATTTCTCTTTCAGTAGAGTTTTTAGGTTCAAAACCTATCGCCTATCTTCCCTGTAACGTGATAAGAATATTGGATGTCTATCTTCCAAATGAAAAGAGAATACCCTATGTTCATAATGGTGCCTTTCTTTATCTTAGTGAGGACTTCACAGGAGACACTGTAATGCTTAATTATATCGGTAGCCCTATAGATGTCGATGGAGGTTCTCTTATCATTAAAGGTCATGAAAATGCTTGTGAACAGTATTGCAAATTACAGGCCTTTGAAGAAGATTGGATTAATGGAAAGATAAATCAAAATGCCTATGTGGACTGGCAGAGAACTTTCTCCGGAATGATGCAGAATATCTCTCAGGATGTAAAAAATCTTGACATGGATAAATTGAACAAACTTGATATCATTCGTGGAAATATGATCCCGCGCATAGGCCGGTTAGTATTATCACAAAATCAATTTTCTAGTAATTCAAATAGATATTAATCATGGGATTTATAATCAATAACTTCACTGGTGGATGTATATCGGATATCGATAAGATAAATGTTCAGAATAACGTCTGGACATTTCCTACTATGAACATACAGGTTTTTAATAAAAAAGGACAAGGACTCATCATCACCACTCATGCCGGCAACACTAAAATGAATTCCGGAGGAGGTATCATTGGCGATCAGGGAGAAGAATTTCAAACATCAGATGGCTTTATAATATTAGGAGCTTGTCAACATGATGGTATTGCATATATTTTTTCCTATAACGATATTACAGGAGAAGGAGAGATTGGTAGTTTCCCTAGTCCAGATCCTAACACTCATATTATAGACAGAACATATCGGCCGTTGTATAATTATGACGATACACTATCTCCAGGGCAAAACCCGGGAGAATTTACATCAATACTATTCAACTTTGATTCGTATCATCAAATTGACTGTTTTGCCCGGGCAGAATATGATAAATCTGTCAACATATATTTCTGTGACTACAAAAATAATAATCGTGTCATAAACTCAGGTTTTGACAAAACTGGTGCGGTGGTAAACCATTTGTATTGTAGTAAAGATTTTGGTTCACTGATAAATCATATTCTCCTGGCAAACGGTCAAGTTACCTGTACACTTTTAGATATACAGCCAATAGGTATTTTGAAATACGGAAACTATTTTGTCTATGTAAGGTTTTGTACTAAAGACTTTAATGCTACACACTGGCTGGCTGAATTCGGGCCTTTTGCTATTTTTGATGGTGGCGGTCCTACCGATACGATAGGTAACACCATGGGTGGTGATTATAACAAAGAGTCGAATAAGAAGATCTCTATCAGGCTTAATAATGTTGACACTACTTACTATTATGTAGAGCTAGCTATTGTAAGGTATTATTCTGATCAGACAGGAGTGATACTCTCTGAGTGTAAAAAGATAAATAATTATTATCCTATTGCCGGCAATACTTTGTCTTTGGATATCATAGGTAATGAGAGTTCTTTCCCTTTTACACTTGAATTATTGTTACAAGAGCCTTCCCTATCCCGAATATCAAAAACCCATGATCATCTTGATAAAAGATATTTTGGTTCCAACTGGAAAGACTTAGAAGTTCATTCCGATGAATTGGCAGCCTTTGCTCAACTTATTAGATTGAGTTATGATGATAATGGGCCGTACGAAACACCTGCAGTAAGTTATATGGCATTACAGAGTGTCAATGATAATACGCGCGACTTAGATCCGATATACAATGGCTATAAGGATAGTAAACTAATTTATCATAATGTTGGATATTTTAGAACTGAAACTTATTGTGTTGGTATCATAGCAAAACTTAAAAATGGCATGCTGTCTGAGGTATATCCTACCAAGGGTATCGATGCGTTGGGGTTAGATAAACTTCTTATTGCTAATGAATATAATACTCCGGGTTCTTTATTAGTGAATACAAAAGGAATTATTAGGTTTCCCAGTAATTCTATTTCTCCTATGCTTAAAGATTTCTCACGCGGACAGATATTGGCGTTAGAGGTAGATTTCAACTATGCAATGGGAAGTATTATTCCTAATGGATGGATTTCTGAAAATGTAGAAGGTTTTTATATTGTTCGTACAGAAAGAAATAAGAATCTTCAATATCAAGGAATTATGTCGGCATGTTCGATGGCTTATACTGTTACACCGGGATTATCTGATTATACCTATTGGTATTCATTGTTTGATAAATATGGAAGTTTATATTATTGGCATATACTTCAAGCCTATGGTTCGACTTATCAGGATAAATGGATAGGTTCTGCATGGGGGAAAAATATAAAATTTGGACAACCTGCCTATTGGAATACCGGAAATGGAATATATACTGAGGGAGTTGGTCATTGTTTTAATTTAGAGAGTGGAGGATGCACAGCAACATTAAATAAACAAAAAAATCATTATTATAAAGAAGCTCTTTTCCCTTTTTGGAGAGGTTATGCTCCTATGCACCATATTTGGACAGATCAAACGGGAGATAGTATTTCAGGTGGTGATGAAAGAGTACAGAACATTAACTATCAGACACGATGGATAATGTTTCCTAATGCCTATGCTTTCTATTCTTTTGATTTTCTTTTCGAACAGATGAACAATATTGAAGATTGCAGGTTTCTTTATGACATAGCCAATACCTCTCCGATGTATTGGGATGCAGACGATCATGACCATGATAACGATTCAATTACATATAAAGGTTCATATCGTAAGGTAATTTTTGATGATAGGAATGGTATCATGCCTCAGTTATATTTTGAAGATATCAAAACCTATAATTATTATCAGGATCAACTTAAAAACAAATCTCTAGACTGGATAAAATCAAAAATAGGGGAACCCGGAAATATTACTTATTCAAAATTTATTGATTCATCAGCAAAGTTCTTAAATGAAACAACAGACTGTTATTCTAATAAACAAGAAACATTGTATTGGGCTCATAGACATGAGGGTGATGATAAATATTGGACAGTACGTTCAGCTTTAAGTCCTAAATATATTGGATTAGTTACTGATGATTCAGAAATTAATGGAGAAGATCAATGGACTTATAAACCTCTGAAAAATTACAATCTTGATATCGTTGGATTATACAAAAAAGATCCTCATGCTATCACTGATATCACAGTTATGTATAATATCCGGGATGAAAAATACTATAAGATTACCGACTTTATAGATATTACCACATTAACCGGAGCCAGGCTAAAACAGAATGTCTTTCGTGGAGATTGTTTTCTAGGAAGAAATTATTTCAAGCAGCGCTATTGGACTGGTAGTAACTTTGGTAGTGATGAGACAGCGGTTGGATATGACACAGTAGGTGTCAATGAAGAAGAAATTGATCATATAAGAAGAGGTTATTATACTATGCGATTTACTCATGGGTTAATTATTGGTATTGTTACCGAAAATGAAAACAATATTGCCCTTCGTCATAAAGGAGAGACAACAAGATTCTGGCCCCAGGCTGACAAACTTTATGATTTTGCTATCACTCCCTATAATACTAATGGCATAGAGTCTCTACTACTTAATAAAGGATATAACAAAACATTGGGAGCAATGTTTTTTCGTCATTATAATTCGGACAAACCTTTTGACATTCAAGAAAGAAAAGTTAGGACATTTCATTCTGACAAACATGTTGATGGTTCTTTCATGGATATGTATCGTTCTATACTTCCTACTTACTATAAGGACTATGATATTAAGTATGGACAGATCGTTCGTACTATTGCCTTTATGGATAATCTTATCTCTGTTCAAGAAAATGCTATCATACAACATTCTGTTAATGAACAACAGGTCAAGGCTCCTACCACTGCAGGAGAGTTAGTAATGGGTATAGGCTCTATCCTAGCAGAACAAAGATTGCTACTTGCTGAATATGGCTCTCAGCATGAATGGAGTGTCGTGGCTGGCACCTTGGGTGTATATGGATGGGATTGGAAGAAAAACATCATCTGGTGTGTCAAAGAAGGTAAGACAGCAATGGGTAACTCGGTGTTAAGCTCTGCAAACCTCTCAACAACCAAAAATATAGAAAAAGAGATTTTTGACATTAAAGAAAATATCAACAGTTTATTTACAGACCATACGGAAATCCTTGAAGATAATCCAATAAATGGCAATGGCATCTCTGCTGGTTATGACTTTAAAAACAAGGTCGTATATTTTACTATTCAAAAGACAGATACCAAAGAAGGACTACCCACTACAATCTATAAAAATACTATAGTCTTCAATGAACTGTTGGATTTCTTTACAGGAAACAATAAGTATGACTCTCCTCTTTATTTTGGTATCAATAGCGATTTCTTTATGGTGCACCGACCGGCGTTGTCTGCTACGAAATATATCCATATGGCAGATCAGCCAATAACAGATTATTCTGTCAATATGTTTTATAATGTTCTGGAAGAATCTATTCTATCAGTGTTTGTAAAAGGACAAGAAAGTGATCCGGTTATCAGTAAGATTTGGGCTTCTTATGATATACACAGCAATGAACAGGCTTTTGACAAGGTTATCTATGAGACAGAATTTCAGCAAAGCATACAAAGTCCTTTTGATTCTCTTGGCGTACAGTTTTGGCGAGATCCAACCTATGCTGAACATAAATGGCATTGTCCTATCAATGTAAAAACTGATGCAGAAGTTTATTCTGAATATGAGACAGACTCCGAATTAAGAGGAACATATTTGAAAGTCAGTCTTTATTATAAGAAGACGATACCGCAATACATAAAGAATTTTATCACATATTTCATTCCATCAAAATATTAATATCATGAGTTTAGTAAATAGAAATCCGGTATCACGTTGGACAAACATTTTTGCAAGAGCACTTGGTTCAACAATAGGTATTGTCGATAGAGTATTATTAGGAGGAAATTTAGTCGGAGGTATATCAGGAGGCTATACAATGGGTGCTCGTGTAGCTTCTGAGTTAGCAGGAGACGATACAGAAGTGAAGAAAATATCTATGCTTTCTGATACTACTCCACAGGATATGTATTCCACAGGAAAACTTGAAGATCGTACTAAAGAACTTGGAACAAAAGAATTTAAGTTGAGTAACGAACAGAGTTGGTATAAGTATCTTGATATGGCAGTAGGAACATTAGGTTCTGCTATAGAAGGAGGTATTAGTAAAGGTGGAGGTGGCGGAAAAGGTTCAACACCATCAAAAGGTATTGATACGAATATAGGATTATCTACTGATAAGGCAACTCCTGATATAGCAGGTATGGATTATTCACAAATGGATTATAGTGGTTTCCCTGAGAGTTTTGATTTAAAGACTGGTAATGCTATAGAGAAGTTGAATGTTCCTGAGAGTATAGACATTAAAACTGGTGAACCTGTTTATGAAGGAAAAGATCCTGCTGAGAATTATCTTGGTATTTCTGATGAAGTTGTAAGAACTAATAATCCTGTGATAAAACAAAGAAAGAACTATGGAAACTTTACGAAGGGTGCTGAGAAGTCAATAAGCAAATTCAGTAAATACATACAAGATCAAAAAGGAAGTTATGGTGGAGGCATTTTAGGCGGAGTATTGAACAGTTTAGAAAAAACAGGCATATTGACCAGCACAGACGATGAAGAGTATTACGCGCAGTCTAAGACACGTTTAAACAATGCTCTCAAATTATTTGATAAACAAAGATTCACAGATATCAATCCTGAGTTGAAAGAGACTATTAATCCTTCTGATCCTTCTAACATAGCACCTACGACAAGGTTGTTTGATAAAAATGATGATTGGATAAAAAGCACAGCAAAGAGTTTAGAAAATATAATTAATTTCGGTACATACTAAAAACATAAAGCAATGGCACTATTCAGAAATTTACAAAACAAACTAGGTCCGGAAGATCCTCCAAAGGAACCTTTATATGGTGGATTTCCAATATCACAATTTATCCCAGTAAAATCAGGGTATAAAGACCAGTATATGTATAAGAATCCGCGATATATTGGAAAAGGTAACAGGACTGTCGATAATTTAAATGATCCAAGTTTGGATGAATATATTACACCAGACTCACAGGAATTTGCAGCCCTTGACAGATTGCATTCTGAATGGAATAGGTATCAAAAAATAAATGCAAAACCAAATACAAGTTCTGTAGCAACACCTGCTGATAATGGGGGGCAAAAACTTTTGAACTATTTTACCAATGCAGCAATGGGAGGTAATGCGGGAACTTTGACAAGTGCTGTAACGTCTACAAACAACCTTGCCCCCGTAGTTGGTAGTAAACCATTAGTAACCGGTAGTGCCCCTGTTACAACAACTTCTGTTGCTTCTGGTGGCACTAAGACAAAGAAAAAACCATTGGCACAGACAAAGAATAATGCTATTGCCGAGGATTTTAATTCTGAGATGTTGAGGAATCCTAATGCTACACAATATGGATGGAATGAGAATGGTATAACAGAAAATACACCCATTCCTATTGAAGAAGAAAAGCAAGTTCCTTTAGCACCATATATAAATCTTAATGAAAATGGAGAAGTGGTAAATGTCCCACAAGAAACAAAATTAGAAAGTGGTGTTATTATTCCCAAGGGTAATTATTCAAAAGAAGGAATAAGGGACATTGTTGCAAATCAAGCAGAAAATGGAATAGGCGATGTTGCTGCTCAGATAACGGAGCCAGAAGTTATAAATACTAAGTCAGATTTAGAACTTGCTATTGACGATCTTTTAAAGTCTTCAAATCAAATGAATAAGGACAAGAAGATTGCTCTTGCCGGGAAATATGGTAAAGATAGTCTTATGACAATGCTGGAATTCATCCGTAATGAAAAGCAAAAACTTCCAGAAGATGTTCCTACTCCTGTCATGAGAACTCCCGATCTTATCGACACTACCAATGCAGACCAGGTTATGTTACGAAAAAAAGAAGCCGAAGGTATCTCGGCCATAAGAGAGATGTCTAATGTCACAGGAAATAGAGAGATGGTAGGCGCCGCGTCAGCATCATTGAATAGTGATGTCATGAACAACGTCATTACCCTTGCTAAGCAGAAACAGGCAAACATGAACACTCAAAGAACAATAGAAACTGATATTTTGAATAAAAATAACCTTGCTGCATCCGAAACAAAAAAACTCAATCTGGAGAGAATAGGTATTGCCAATGACAAAACAGGAGCCACTCGTTCACAACTTTTAAGTCAGTTTGGAAAGATGGACACTGACTATATGGTAAACAAGTTCAAATTAAGAGGACAGGAACAAAATCAAAAGGTATTCAAACTTTTACTTGACCAATATCGCGCGCATGCAGGAGAGAAAGCCTATCTCGATCTTATAGCTCAATGGGTTTTAGATGGAAAAATATCTGAAAGGACAACCGTAGTACCAAATTCTGCAGCAGCGCAGGAAAAACAAGATGGAGGAGGAAATTAATATGGGATTATTTAGTGGTACAAAGGGTGGTATGCCCGAAATTTCAACCTATATCTATTCTCCGGTGGAGATGCCGGAAGATAACTCTTTAGGTATATTGGCTACTATGTTATATAATAGTGGCAAAGAAGAAGCGAAAACAAAATCAAAGTCTTCAAAAGATGATGATGGTATAAAAAAGATCCCGGCCCTTCAAGCGTCGGGTGATCGTTTTGTCGCAGAACGTAATGCCTTACAACAAGAGAAAAATGCTCTTATCAGTAAGACAAAGGCTATATTCGAAAAGTATGGCTCCAATCCGAAAGCATTCCTCAATTCTAAAGAAGGTATAGAATTTCAGAGACAGGCTACCTATCTTACTTTGAAAGAACGTGCTTATGATAATAACGTTCCCAGGTTGACACAGGAGTTACAACAGTGGAAAGCTACTGAAAAGAAAATGGAAGATTCTGATGAGGGTGACCGCGTAGCACTGGACAACAAATTCAATCCTATGGGTACTAAATATAATAAAGGAGAAGCTCAGATAGGTATCGATGGCTATATCCCAACCAACAAAGAATATCTCAGCTATCTCGACACTCGGCCCGGGAACTATAATGAAGATGGTTATGTCGTCAGGGCTATGCCTACTATCACAAAAGATGATGGAGAATGGGAGAAGTTTCTTAGCGAACAAGGTAAGATAGCTCAGAACTCAATGAATGAAGGTGCCGGGCGTAATGTCTCCATGAATGGAACAGGAGCCGGAGTATTACTAGACGATAAAGGTAATCCTACTGATGATTACAAATCGGCAAGTATTGGTTCGACATATAACTACTTAAGAACTTCAAAGGTAGGTGGCAATAATCAGGCTGTCAATACCATTTTAAAAGAATATCAGGACAAGATGCCTGACAAAGCCCGTAGAGACCTTATGAAACAATTTTGGGGTGATGTCAAATCAGGAAGACTTAATGAAGACCTTATGATGGATAAGAGTGGAAGAGTGGTAGATAGAGGTGGAGATTATGTCTATACTGAAGACGAACGACAGGCTTTAAAAGATATGCGTGCTGGCTCTCCTTATGTCGATATGGGAGTTATTGAAGGAATAAAAAATCGTTATACTCATCTTAGGGTATTTAAAGACCTTGACCTTTACAGAAAGTCAACCTATGATCCTTATTTTCTTAATGCAGGTTCTCCGGGAGATTATAAAGAAAAATATCCAGAACAGTCTTGGCAAGAGACAGCAGCTGATCCCGCATTTATTCAAACAGCTGGTCAAAAAATTGAAAAGGCTATGGTAATACAAAAAAGTGGGAAATATGTTACTCAACCAACAGATGTATGGTTAAATTATATTCCATTATTATTACAAGAAGGATTCAAAAATAAATATTTCAGAGATAATAAAGGTGTTGCTACCGTTGATTTGATGAATTATATTACTCATGGTTCTTTAATTGGAGGAGAGCAAATTATTAATGGCAATGAAATATCAGAACTTAATGCAGATAGTGACTTAAAATCACTGCCTGTTTTAGATTTTCTTGGTTTTGCCGCAGCGCCTGTTGTAAAAAGAGACCAAAAGACAGGAGATTTTACACGTCAGATAATACCATGGACTACAAAAAATGGACAAACAGTTGCAAATACAGATTCCTATATGATGTTTAATGTCTTTGTAAAAGATCTTGATGAAATACCAGCAATTATTGCTAAGAATGAAAATAGTATTAAAGGCAATATGGCATGGAGAGGAGATGATCAGAATAATGAAGAATATTGGAAAGGAAAGTCAAAAACTGTAAAACCATATACTTATACTTATGAAACAGCTAAAGGTAAAATAGAAACAGTAAAAGGTTGGTCTGTTGAATGGTGGATACCCACACCATCATCACAAGCTTTAAACGGAACATCTGAATCAACATTCAATGTTGCTAAGGGCAATATGGATGACCTAAACATGTTGATGAATAATTTAATAAAAGAGTCTGAAAGTTATAATAATGCTCAAGCAGCATTTTCAAATCCAAAAAATAAATTATAATAATGGAAGATAACACACCAAAAGGAAACGAACCTAAGTATTACGATATGATAGGTTTGTCAGGAGATGGACTGACAGTACAAGATATTGCCAAAAATCTAAAAGGAAATGAATTTGTAAAGTTAAGGCCTATATCAGAATATACAAAACCAGCCAATGTCGATGATAATACATGGCAAACTATTTATGATAGTTACCAAGACCAGGCTAATTTTATCAACTACAACAAGAATGTAGCACATCAGGAAAAGACCTATTGGGATAAAAAGAATGAAGCCAGAGGATGGGCTCAATATCTTCCTAAATCAGTATTATATCCTACCAATGAGCGTGATAATTTTTATACTTCAGCATATGAAGGTCATAAGCCTATTCTTTCTCAGGATGATATGGCTACCTTTTCCGGTAAATATTATACCTACAATCCGGTACAGGAACAATTAGAACCTCATGATCTTACATGGACAGAACGATTTATAAAACCTATCCTTGGAGATAAGCTTGTTATAAAACATGATGATGCCGGCAATCCTTTTGTTCTTAAAACATCGGCAACCGACTTCTTGCAGGGAGACAATATGTTGAGTATTTGGGGTAATCAAGATCTCTACAATGAATCATGGCTAGCTCCCGTGTATAAGTTTTTCAGCGGAGCTCTCTTTAATTCCGGACAAGCATTTCATCAGATGTCTCAGATATCAGGAATGCTTACTAACAAGGTTCTTGCTCCTTTGATGGAGATGGGATTAAATATAGAAGGTGCCAATGATAAGACAAAGCAAAAAATATTAGGCAACTATGGTTCTAAGACTATGCCAGAATCAACAAGAGGTATCTTTAATATTAGTGGTGATCATGCTGAAGGAACACAACAGCATTTTCTGTCAGAAGGTACTAAGAAAGGTATGCTTGATGCTTTGCCGGCCTGGGATAACTATTGGGTAAACTTTTGGGAACAGCTAAAGTATGAGGCTTCAGAAGATACAGAACAAAAAGGCTGGTGGGGATCTGGGTGGTCTTTTACAAACAACATGGCCGGAATGATCGGTGAGATGGTACCTCAGATGGTAGCAGCATTCTTTACCGGTGGTGGTAGCGCTGTAGCAACGGTAGGAGCAAAGCAACTTGTAAAAGAAGGCGTGGAGCAAGGGATTAAAGCTGGAGTTAAAAAAGGTGCTGCGTCATGGTTATACAAGGAGATGCTTAAGGCTCCTTCTATGGCAATAGGAACAATGCAGGCTGTTAATGGTGTAGTACGTTCAGCACATCAGAATGGACTATCTCCAGACGATGCAGCTATTGTCGGTGGCTTGTCAATACCTATGGTATATGCTAGTGAATCTTTATTAGGTTCAAAATATTTAGAAGCTGTCATGGGTAGAGAATTTGGCGCTGTGGCTACAGCTAGTGTCGTCAAGAACTTTGGCAAGGCTACTACAGGAAGTATGAATGAGAAGATCGTTAGTGAGGGTATGAAGAAATCTATAGCTGAGATGGGTATTGATAATGTGAAAGCTATGCTAAAGACAGACAAAGGAACGACGATGTTTATGTCCAGGCTATCAAAAAATATCTCTACAGTCATTGGCAATCGTTTCGTCAAAGGTTCTCTTTATGAAGGTGCTCAGGAAGCCACAGAAGAGACTGGTTATGGAATGGTGGAAGTACTCTATGATAAGTGGATGGCTGACAAAGATGCTGTCCCGGGACAAGGGAAATATGGTACACGTATCTTCTCGGAAGAATTTGGCTCACGACTGTTGGATAATTTTGCTGCCGGAGCTATCGGTGGAGGTTTTTTCTCGGCTATGGGAGTTGGCAAAGACCAGATAGCAGACTATAAACTGAAGAAGAAATATGGTAAGAACTTCAAGACACTGGAACAGAAAGCCAAAGATGAATATGTTGACAGCGCTATCTTTGGAAATCAGTTTGACATTTTAAAAGAGAATGCTATCTTCGGCTGGCACAAAGGACTGAGTAAAGATGCTTTTGAGACTTTGGATAAACCAGTAGTTATTCCAGATGATAAGTTTGAATCCTGGGGCCTTAAACAAGGTACAGAGTTAAAGACTAAAGGAGATCTTTATCATTATATCTTTGCTATGAATGCAGAGACCAGAAAACAGGTGTTGGAAAACCTTCCTGTAGAACTTCGTAATCCGGAATTCACCTCAAAATATGTTGGTGCTCCGGAAGTTATCAAGGGAGCTTTTGATATTGCTACTGGTATGGCCGATGTAGCCACCCTCATTCAAGAAATAGAACGTGATCCTGATATCTCAGAAGATAAAAAGGCAAAGAAGATTGAAGAGCTGAAACAGAATTTTGAGAACAAGAAGTCTGCTATGTCATATTTTACTGATGATTATGTCGATGCACAGGGCACTAAACATGACCATAGCAAGGCTTATTATGACCTGTTAACTACTAATGCCTTAGCTATCGCCAATAATAAGACAAGGCTGAAAAAAACTGAAGCTGATGAGATCATTGCTGATATCAATAATAAGTCCGGAGATTTCCAGACTTTCAAAGCTGAACTTCAAAAACAGTTTGACAGCAAACAAAAAATAAGTGGCACCATTCAAGATGTCATGAGTAAATCGTCTGGTTTTATGAAGAGCCTGGGAGATATCGAATCAATAGCAAAAGAAATTGATGATACTACTATTCAGATGAATAGACTCCCTGATGGAGATAAGAAACTTTCTTCATTGGCCGGAAAGAAAAATAAGCTTTTTAAGAAGATCTCCGGGCAGTTGTCGGCTATCGACACAAAGGTAATGGCTGAAGTAACAGCGTCATTGGGAGAACTTAACAAGATTATCGGAGAGCAAGGACTGAATAAAGAAGGTGTGGAGACAGACAATATCGTTTCCCTTTCAAATATATCCGGAACTATCGATAACATAAAAAATTCTATCCGTAGAGATTCAGAACAGAGTGAGGAAGATTATCTTGCATCTCCTGATATCACAGCTTTAGAAAAAAAAGGCTATCAGTCGTTATCTGAAGTTTCTAAAAACATTAGCCAGGCAGTCGGTGATCTCATCAATAATAATCCTCATGTACAGGATATCCTCACCGTTCGTTCACTAGGTCAGAAGAATTCAAAATTTATGACTACCGAAGAACAGGAGTCTCTAAAATATGCAAAAGGCAGGATAGAAGAACGCAGCGCGGCAGAAAGACCTTTCAACCTTGAAGAGATGTTGATTAAACTTATTACTCTTGGAGACAAGCTCAATGATCTGGAAGGTAAAAACTATTTAAAGTCATTCTATGAACACCTTAATAAAAATGACGAAGCACAAAAACAGCTAGAGGATATTCGAAAGGACTATAAGAAAATCATAGAAGAATATGTCTTGCCGATAACAGAATTGGTACGTAATTATAAGACAAAGAATATCGCTCCCGGCACCCCGGAGGCTGCTTTTTTAATGAGAGCTAAGACTTTCATTGGAGAGATCGACAACAAGCTTAATGCTCTCTATGGTCAGAATGTTAGTGATGATGCTTTATTAGAACAACAAATTGCTGATATCTCCAACGAGATAGATAAGAATTCAAAACTCTTAAGAAGTATCGAAGCCATATCAAGCATAAAGTCAAAGAACAATGTTCCTGATGATATCATCTCTTTACATCCGGAATTGCAACTTACAGAAAATGAAAAGGATCTTCATAATGCCATACTATCATCATTCAGAAATGACCTGCAGAACTCCAGAGAATTTCATAAGGTAAATAGTGTCACTAAATATAATCGTGAGTTTCAAAAGAAGAAGGCTGATATTATTGGACAGGTTTTAAAATTTGAACTTGCAAACCAAATGGACAATCAGGATTTCTTTACCTACCTGATGAAAAACAAGGCTCTTTATGATATGTATGTCCGGGTTCCTGATCTTGTAAAAGACCTGGAACAAAATAAAGATGTCGACAAGATCGACGAGTATTACAATGTTATGGTGAATGTACAAGAAGCTTTTTTCCGTTATGTAAAAGAAAATGGTGGATCGAAAAAGTTAGAGGCTCTTAATGATAATGTCACCAGAAAAGTTAATGAATTTTGGTTGAGTTATCTTCAAGATAATAGGACAAACCAAAGCTATGATGTAAAAGCTACTTCACAGAACGTCATTACTCCATTCAGCAAATACGATAACTACATAAATACTATCGTTGATATTCTCCGGCCTTTAGGAGTTACTAACGCACAACAGTTATTCTTTGATGATGCTATAATGATAAAGTATCTTGACTATATCAAAAGTGTTGGAGAGAACGACAAGGTATCAGGACTGGATTATGGGAAGCTACAACAAGGCCTTATGGTGTATATGCTCAACAGCATGCAGTCTTTCATTAATACTATGGGTACTTCTTCTTCATTAAAATATCATGACCTTATCTCCAACAAAGCTGAAGACGAATATCTTTCCTATACACAGAATATGGTAATGCGTCATGTCTATAGCGTACTTGATGGAGATAAAGCCTATTATAGTGGTGATTATCCATTGGAAAATAAGAGCATGTCGGTTCCTATGGCCCAGGGATTTCCTCATGTAGATCCTAATACACAAGATATCGACGCTAGAAGATGGCATAAGCAGCCTAATAATACCAATAGTGATGAGATAAAGTTCATGAATGGTATTCTGATACCCGGTCCTGCAGGAACAGGGAAGTCATTTTTGTTAAGTAAGATTGTGAGAATGATAAGGAAGATGGCGACGGCTAAACAAAATCGTATTCTCATTATTGCTCCAACTAATGAGATGGCTGAAGGTATCTATGCAGGTTCAAAAAATGCTAACGAGACAGAGAAGGATAAACTTATTCCTGACTTCATGACATTGAATGAGCTTTATGAAAAAGGTGTCTCAAAACAGTATGACTATATTATTATCGATGAGGTGGCCCGCTATCGTGAAGATAAAAAACTTGTCTTTGCGGAATATGTCTATGCTAATCCCAACACAAAATTTATATTCACCGGTGATGTCTTCCAGGCAACAGATCCTACCAGTGAAGAGTTTAAAAAGAAAGATGAGATGAGTGTCGTTCCCCAGGAATGGGTGCCTCATACAACACCTATCGATGAATCATTCAGAACTGATATTGATCAGGTGCATAACTATCTGAATATGCTCTATCGTTCTTTTACTCCTACCATATCTGTTTCATTAAAACCTATCACTACTTATCATGACAGTTCAAATAGTATGGGTGTTCGTCAATATGCCAGCCCTCAGATTATCATAGAGAATTGGAGAAAAGATTCAGAAGAAAGCGTTTTGATATTCTCTAGTCGTAGTGAAGCATTTGAGTTTTATAAAAACAATCCAGAACTGTCTCCGGCCAGCTTGAGAAATATTAGGTTTATCTATGCCATTGATAAAGATGGTGTCGAAGAAGAACTTAATGATCCTAAAAATGCTGGACAGTTTAAAGAGTTTGACAATAAGACTATACAGGGTGAACAAAAGGATAATGTCTATGTGGCAATAGAAAAACCCGAGACAATGATGGAGTTAAGCATATTCTATACAGCAGCTTCCCGGGCAAAAAGGTTTATCGCGGTACCTGGCAATAAGTCTGTTGAAGATGCAACATCTATCATTGACTATGCTGATAATAACTCTTCTGGTAAGAAGACAGAAGCTGAACAGGGAGATATTATGGCAGAGCGGTTTAATAAGATGCTCCTTAGCATTGAAGACCTTAATAATACAAGTAAGGTTATCGCCAAGCCGAAAGAAAAAGCTGAACCTAAACAAGAAACTCCAGAAACTCAACAGGAAGAAACTGAAGCTGAAGAAGAAAAAACAGAACCTGTCAAGGTCGAAAAAAAGGTCAAAGAGCCTAAAAAGAATAAAGGTGTAAAAATTATCAAGGGTGATGAGATTGTGAATATTTCAGAATCTGTTATTGATAAAAATGAAGATGCTAGTGAAATAGAACAGCCTACTGCTAAAGTTCCTGGTGACAATACAGCATTAAGATTTGCTGATGGACAGGCAACGCTAGGAGGTTTTGTTATTCCTTATGACGCAAAATTTGTAGGTAAGACTGGTGACCAGATATTGGGTACTCAGGAATATAAAAACCTGGCTGCTGAACGATATAATAAATTAAAACAACATCTTCTTAATCCCAATGAAAATTTAAAGTTTGTCTTGAAAGATGCTGATATGATGGAGCTTGATCCAGAGACTCAGACATACAAGAGAAACAAAAAAATGAAGATGTTGGTTCTCACCGATGGACTCATAGATTATGCAATCTATTATCAGCCGGTGCTAAAAGATGAAAATACTATTGATGATCTTACCAAAGAAAATAAAGGAAAGATTATCAAAAAATATACAAAAGATGATAGTCCTAACTTTAAGGCTTTAAATGAGTGGAATGTTCACCTTGCCTCTATGTGGACAGATCAGTCAGTGAAGATAAGAAGTATTGAATATGGCCGCCCAAATGTAAGGTATGAGTATACTATTGAAGAGGATAAGAAAAAATACACTACACGTTTTTTCTCTGAATTAATGGATGAGGTTTCTGGAAAGAATTTGCATGTTCTAATCCAGGATAATAGCTTCAAACTTCTCAGTAAAGGAAACTACGAAAAAGCGCTTATTAAAAAGGATATCATTAATGGATTTCCACATACCTTTATCACTATCAGGGATGTTGTTACAAACAAAACTTCTATTGTTGATGTTACTAATCGAACAGTTACGAATAGTGATTTAAAAGGATATCTTACAGCATTATCCCAGGTAACGAAATTATCCGAACTTAATGAATCACAAGCTTTCCAATTTATATTACAGAATGCAAAAAGGATAAGAAACTTTTATGGAGAAAAATTTTTCAAGGATCATTTTGATATTAAGTCTACCAGTACAGCTACTTATGTGTTCATTAAGTCAGAAACAAAATCTCCGGAAGAGCAGTTAGTTGAAAAGATAGGTCATATAAAACAGATCTTTCAATATATTTCTAAGGATTTAGATAAGCAACGTGCTTTATTTGTTCCTTTCAGAGTTGACCAAAGAGGAGAGAAAGTTATTGATACTGACATTAATAAATTCCTTACCCGGAGTACTTCTATAGAACAACCCAATATTTATGTGTCATTTCAAGATAATATTAAACAGGAGCCAAAATCAAAAGGATTAAGCAGTGTTCCTTTTATGAATAAAAGAGAAGACACAAAAATAGTCTATGACCTGCAGGCACAGAAAGATTATTATGAGAGGGTTTTCGGAAAGCAGTCAGTAGCAAAAGAACGTTTTTCTATATCATCAAAAAATATCTTGTCTTTAGTCAATGCTGACGAAAGAGTAGATGAGCTTATTGCCAATGGTGAAGTAGTTCGTGATGGAGATTCTTATGCCTATGATGGAAAGAAATATACCAAAGAGGAACTTCAACAGCAGTTCTATGTCAACCTTGATGAAACATATATGGGCCTTGTGAGAGGTCTTTCTACTTATCTGCAAGAGATCGATGGTGGTATAGCTAAAAATGCTACTAAACATGAGGCGGTACATATTGCCTTTAACCTTTTGAATAAAAAAGAACGTGGCTATCTTCTCCGGGAAGCAAAAGCACAGATGCATGCTGATGAAGGTATCGATGTTAATAATATCAGCAATTACGACGCAGAAGAATATATTGCTGAACTAAATGAAGGTAGGAAGAAGATTATCAATACCAAAGTAAAGTCAGCAAATATTGTCACACGAATATTAAACTGGCTAAAAAACTTGTTTGATGCAGTTCGGAATTATTACTATACTCCTGTTACTTTCCTTAATGATCTCAATGAGGGTAAATTTATAAATCGTTACAACGACCTTCTGGCTATTCAGAACAATGAGGTTCATGGGATGGGCGACAGGATTCCTTTTACAAAAGAGATGCTGGATGCTTCTGGATATATCCCGGCTGTCACTACAAAGAAAAAAGGTATGCTTAACACTACTGAATTAGTTAGAGAGTTGGGTGGTACTACCATATTAAATCATGTCCGGGCACAAATAGCTCGTAAAATGCGTAGCTATTCTGCATATAGTACCATAAAGGATATCAATGAAAGTCCTTATCAGGATCTGAATATCACTCAATCTATCAATGCAGCACGTACAGAATTGAATATCCAATTAGAAGAGATGATCCTTTTAGGAGAACGTTCCGGAGCCAAATTGTTTACAAAAGATGGCGATCGTATCGTATATCATAAAATTCGTGACTATGAAAACATTATTGTTCCGGAAGGAGAAACAGAAGAGAAATTCAAAAACACTCTCTTGACCTATCAGGCAGTACATAAGACTATCAATAATGATAGGATAATGAAATCTGTTCTCCATACATTAAACATAAAATATGATACGAATGAGAACTCCCAGCGTGAGGCTTTTGCAGGTTTTAACTGGAGTAGTACCATGGAACAGTACAAATACATGGATCCAGACCTTAAAACATTAATGACTACTATTCCCTATTATACATGGAGAGTAAGCAAAGATGGTGTCATTAGTATTAATGAGAATGATTCCATGAATTATCATTATGACTTTGCAAGGATGATGGATGTTAATGTCCTCAATAATGCTTTGTTGTCTGTCGCTAAAGATACCATTGAAATTATGCAGAATACCCCGGGAAAATTTATGGATATTTTCTTTGAAGTGTTATTGGATAAAATAGCTTTAAGTACTATCAAGGGAGAAGTAGTTACTGATGTGACACCAAATATATTACTTTCTTTTTATAATGATTTTGGCCGTTCCTATTTAGAAGATAGGAATCATGTTGGACTACATAATATCTTATCTGTAATACAGAACAAATTTGATACTGCCAAGATAGTTTCTGAAATAGAAAAGAAGCGTTTTTATATAATAAAAAATATGATCACGTCTTTTGAAGCTCATTATACCAATTCTATAAGTCCAAACTACATTAAGATAGATACGGATATTGACTGGAATGGAAAGAAGTCTTTTGAAATAAAGAACCAAACGCGGTCCGAGATACAGGAATTTAAAGAAGACTATCTCAATGGTGTTCGTTCTATCTATGCAGGTGGAAAACCAAAAGAAGGATATTCCCGGATGTTGATTGGCGGTAATTATAATGGTAAGAGAAACAATATTGTTGCAAATTACAATACGGATAATATTGAAACTTTTGAGATTGGTACTGGCCGTTATAATACCAATGAAAAGGAGTATATGTTTCTTCCAAAAAATTCTCCACGATTGATAACTTTTAATGGTAAAAATTTTGAGTTTGTAAAAGAGAATAATAGCACATTAAGCATTCGTGATATCAGGACAGCATTCCATAATATAAATATGAATGTTCCTGAGTCGGTGATAAAACTTATTCTAAGCGGTAAGAGAAACACCGGCACATCAAATAACATATTCCTACCTAACAATCAAGATCGTAACAGGGATAGAGGAAAGACAGCCTTAGCCAATCTATTAGGATATATGTATCTCACATTGGCAAACAATGCTAATGCTAACAAACCTTTTACCGAAGATATCAAGCGTTATATTGGTAATATTTCTGTTGATAAAGACATCAGCGAAGAGCTTTCGAATATTAATGATGAACTAGAGGGTTTAAATAGTGATCTTGCTTTTGGTAGCATGGAGCCACTGGAAGAAGTTCGGAGTAAGCAAAGAATAGAATATCTTGTTTCCTTAAAGAAAGAGCTGGAAGACACTCCTCAGCTGCTAAATTTTTATAAACAGATAACCGATCTTGCCGAAGTTCATTATCTTGTCAATGCCGGAAGCCGGAGACAATACTTTCGTTCTGTTAATAATGAAAAACACCCAAAGACAGTATTGTCAGATTTTACTTCAAAGATGTTCCGCAGTGGATTAAAAAATGCAAAGGGATATATTAATAATGAGATACGTAAAGCAGAAGACAATAATATTGAGTTAGGCAATAACCCTATCATTGAAAATGGAGAAGTCAATGTTCCTATTTTTCACACCAATGTAGAAGATGTTATTTTAAGGGAACTCACCGGGAAAAAAGGTCGGTTACGTATCAGGGAAAAAAGTGATTATAATGATCAGGATTATGTTAACGATGCCATTGATAGTTTTAATAATTCCATTGAAAAGAATAGTACTCTCAACAGGAATACCAACAAGCGATATAATATTTTTTATGAACCGTACGGTGATAGAAACAAGATCTCAACATTTAGCCTGATAACGAAGTTAGGTGTTGACAATATCGTTGAATATACAAAAGATGGTATGACTATCAATGATAGTTTTATTAATGACCTGATGCAGAAAAGTATTGACTATCGTTTGCAACAGGCAAAGATAGTGTTGGCAAAATATATGGCTTTTGAAAAAGATGGTGTTACTCCATTCTTTCAACAGAAACATTATTCCAGCAAGATAGCCAATATTGAATATGATCTGGACAAGATCTTTGACCAGTTCAATATCGATGGCAAGCCAGAAGCTATCAGCGCTATCATAGAAGATATCAATGATAACATCGCGGGCCAGATGAAGAAGATGAAAATGACTGCAGAAGAATTTGCTATTTATATGCAGACGTTAGGTATCAACGAATTTATGGGGTTTTCCGCTGAAAGTGATTTTGTATTAAGGGATATTCAGGTTGGCAATACTATTAAATCTAAAGTATTGGTTGGTAAAGCTGTATTCAATCCTGAAGATAATATCTTTACATTGGATAATGTTTCTAGCTGGATCAAAGCTAAAAACTTCAGTGGAAAGAATAAGGTAAAGAATATGTCTATTGTCAGGAACTTTATGTTCATGGAGCAATATAAAGAACTATGTCAATACCTTAAGTCCATTGAACATAAGATGCCTAAAAAAGTAGCTGACGCATATGGTAGTTGGAAGAACAAATATATCAAAGTCAGAAAGACAGAAAAGGGCGCTGGTTCTATAGAAAAACAAATAGCCGGGAAAGAAAGTTATGAATGGAATAAGTTCTATGAATCCTTTATGTATATGACATATCTCTTAAATGATAGTGTCTCTATGCTGACAACCGGTGATGCTACCAGCTTTAAAAATCCATGGGATAAGATGATCAGGAACTCTCAGGCAGGTGCTGCCATGGGAGTAGCCTTTCAGACAGGAGAAGTCAATACCCTTCCAAGGTATATGCTTGAAACAAGGATAGAAGATACCAAGATAAGCTATGACCTGGCTTCCTTTCTTACAAACAAACCCTGTAATGAAAAAGAATACAATAGTACCTATTTCGTTAATGTAGTCACAGCTATCTTCATGTCAAACAGCGTAGGAAATGGTATCATAGATCCTACTAAGGGAGTAATGAAATTAGTAGGCACCGGGATAGATATGAGGACCGGCCGTAACAATACCAGGAAACTTTCCGTTATGTCCATTAATCATAATGTGGTAAAGAATTTCTCATGGGGTAAACAGGTTCATGATGAGCAACTGGCTTCATTAGGAACTTTTGAAAAGAATGGCATGGAATTGTCATTCCTTGATTATTTCTATCAGCAGATGGATAATGGTAGGTCTTTCTATGAAGCAGCACAGGATGTTGCCTATGAGATCATGGAGGTACGTAGGAAGAGTAATATGCAGATAGATCCTCTTTCAACTTTTAACAGCATTATCGTTACCGGTGAGGCTATAAAGAACGAGAGGGGTATGCTTAATTATTATGCTCCTGATGGAACACAACTTAACATGAAACATCTAAAAGCTCCCGGTACTTATAGTTCTCTTTTAAAGGCTAGTTTTGATATGGAGAATTATATTGTCCAGCAAGATCCGGTTAACGAGTCGAAAGAAGTTACTATGATGTCGCAAAGCAATGACCAGATAAATTATATCGACAAAGATATTGCCAGGGAAATACATGAGGCTAATGCTGAAAAGTCAAGACTTATCATAAAAGATATTGCTAGCAAACTTAATGGCTCCAAGGCATTAAAATTTGCCAGGAGAGAGGCAAGCAGAAATATAGAAGATTGGGGTCGAGACACTGAGATGTTGCATATGATCCAATCAGGACTTTCTAATGTCAACCCTGTTATTGCCTATGAACTAATGAAAACTGGTATGAGTATGTTCGATCGTGGTGTTCGGATGTCAAGGTATGGTACTAAAAATGTCCAGTTCCCGGGTAATGAGATAAATATCTTCAAGGTTTATGATACATATACTGAGGGTTTCTTTTATGTACAGAATGATGATTTCTATAGTAAATATGATAAAAACCCACGATATAAAAATCTTACTAAGAATGGAGTACAGGAAGGATTGAATCATTATAAGATTTATGGCAAGATAAAAAATGATAGTGGCGAAGATGTAGAAGTAGATCTGGAAGAAATGCTAGGTAAGGACAGGGGTGATAGTATGGCATATACAAGAGAAGAACTATTGGCTATGGCAACAAGGATTGAACCGGCACAGATAGTAGTTCCAGCTCATGTCTTTGAAAAGTTTATAGAGCCAAGAGTCTCTAATATCTTTAAAGATTTACCTAAAGATTATACATTAAGTGACTTGTTTACAATACAGATAGATGGTCCTGCCGGTGGGAAGGTAGATGTCAATGTGATGTCAATATTTAATAAATATGAAGATCCTCTTGATGCTTTTGATGAACTAAGAAACTTATTGGAAGATTATATCAATGATAAGGAATTATTGAAAGAATATGAGGAAAATGTGTTGAATTATTTCTGGTCTTTGAATAAGATGTTGAATACTTTCAGTGGCCGTATTCCAGGTACCGCTCCCTCTTCTTATTTTATAGGAAAGATTGTAGGTATCGATCATGATGGTGGCCGTATCTATATCCCTTCTAAAAAGAATACACTTGATAACTCCGACTTTGACATTGACCAGTTGACAACCTATCTCTACGATATTATCAACGATAACGATATGTTATACATTGAGGGAGATAGTGACAATGCGGAGATGAAGATATTATTGATAGATAATGATAACCTTACCAGGTTACATAAAATGTATTCAGATCCGAAGAATCTTGTAAAGATATTATCACCTGTAGCTGTAAGTCCAGAACTTAAAGAAAAGATAAAAGAAGAAAAAGCTGGAAAAGCTTATTTTGCTAATGATATTCGTACCGGAGCCAAAGTATTCTATGAGTCACATCTAGGAAAGGAGTTGGTATCACATTTTGCTTCGTCGATGTCAGCAGTTTTGAGAACCTTACAAATGCAAAAGGCAGAAGATTTTCCTGCATTGCTATACAATGATAGTGACATACAGGAACGTTTGTCAGTGATATTACAAAGCATAACACAGACTCTTCAGCTGTCAGTTGATAATGCAAAGCATGCTGGACTGGAGGGATTAGGTATCAATCAGGAAACGTCAAGCCTTGTAATAGCTCTAACTGTCAGCGCCTATAATATCAATAACATTGCTGAGATGCTGAATAACCCCTATGTAAAATCTGTAATAAGAAAGATTTCAAACAGCAGAGATCCCAATAGTGTACAACTGAACATTGCTGAAGAATTTTCCATGGCAAAAGAAAACATTGAAAAGAATGCCGATGAAGATGTTTTTGCTGAAAGAATGGAAAAAGAAAAGGTTGCCGTAGAAGAGAAACTTGCATATTTCAAATCCAGAAAAGAACAACTCACAATAGTACAAGATGATGAAAGTTCTTTTGAGACAGCTTATAACACCCTTGATGTATTAGATATGCTTGAACAGGCCGATATCGACGCTGAACGTTATGGCATTGAACCTAATGAGGGGTATGAAAAGTTGAAGAAGGAAATCAAAGAAGAAATTAAAAATAGTAACTTCGAACAGAAGAAGGAAAAATATCTTAAGAAATTCTTTGACCGCTGGATCCGTTATTATTCAGAACGTCTTAATGATAAAAATTGGCAGACTTATGTCGATGAGTCATGGAGTAAGATAGATAATTCACGTAAGGCTATTAATACTATACAGGAAGCTATATGGTTATCAGCAGGCATCAGGAACTTTTCTACAGTATTATCTGTAAAAGATAGCACAGAACCCGGAGCATGGCCTATGTTTCAAAAATTAAGAAATATAGAAAAAGCTTTGAATGTAACTTTAAAAGGTTTCTTGTCCGGACAGGATTATGATCCTAAAGTATCGGAGATGAACCTTCGTTATATGGAAGCTAAAAAATTGAGTGCCAAGTCTTATGTTGATGTTACACAAAAACAAATCAATAATGACATTACGAAAGTCTTTCCAATACTTTCCAGATACAATTTAAATCTTACCGGACAACCTGGTGTATCGTCAGCTATATTAAAACAAGCATTGAAGACCAACATTCCAGTAAAAATATTCATGGGTAAAGGTTATTTAAGAAAAGATCTACAGGGTAATAATATCTATTCCGGAGAACATTTAGGTTCATTGGCGGATATGCATGAAGATGTTGACAATATCAGCAACATAGAAAATTTGAAGTCAAAGATCGTTCTCGTCGATGGAAAATATAAAGCTCCTGTTTCTGAAGGTATCAAAAATTCAGATATTGTCGTGAACTTTTATTCCGAAGACTCATTTGAAAAAAAATGGGCTTATAAGAATAAGAGAGTGGTGGATATCAATATTAAAGATGGTTTTGGTAAGATCGCTGAAACACTTCAGAGAGAACTGGACAAGGCGGTAGAAGAATATAAATCTATTGTTCCTAATAAAGAACCGACTATATTTATCAATACAGAGTTCATCACCACGACCAATCGTATAAAGAAATCTCAATATGAGATACACAAAGAACTTAATGATAAAGCTATGGAACAGCTTAATGTTCCGGCACTGGTAAGAGCTAATCCTGATATCATGCAATATGTAAAAATATTCGACATGAAGATCGACTATCTACAAAATAACTTCTTTGTCTATTCTAAACCGGCTATGGCTATGTATGAAAGAACTTTCAACATGATAGGACAGAACTTTGCCTATAATGAAAAGCAATTTATACATACTACTAGCGGACTACAAAGAGCTTCTTTGTTATATGCACTCAGAAAACTTTCAGATGAAGGATTGAGACTTAATATTTTTGATTATACCGATAGTGCTACCAATGAAGTTCTACAGAACATTGATCCGGCCAATATACAACACTTAGAATATTTTCATCTCAAATTTCCTGATTATATCAAAGCCTTAAAACAAAGTAATGAGGCTATCAATAATAAACTTTTCCAACGTCTCTCTGTCACTTCTAAGGGTGTCATAGCATTTGAAGATACCGATCTCACTCCGGAACTGGAAGAGATGTATTCAAATGAATTTAAAGAATTGCAACGCACCAATGGTAACCTTGCTAAGAATCTTGCTTTTTATACATTACTTCATTATGGTTATGAATATAGTCCAGGTAGTTTAAGGAAATTTATGGGTGATGAATATTGGAAACTTATTGATAAGCATATGGGAAGTTTTTCCGACAAAGTAATGAATGATGCAGAATTTCAAAAGAATATGCTGAATATTATGCCTTTGAATATCATCATAGAAGATAATAGTTTTAATCCTATGTTGCTTCACCGTAAGAAAAAAGACGAGACATTACAGGATCTTATGAGTCGCGGACAGGAGATGTATTTAAGGAAACGTTCTCTCCCGGGCAAAAAACTTAATGAGGTTGTCAGGATCGTCGATAATGGAAAAGAGTTAACAGAAGAGATATTAGGCAATGTTTATCCTAACTATCTGAAAGTAATGCAATATGATGAGAGCAGCGCCAAAAAACTTTATAATGAAAGTGAGATAGAAAAAGACGAAAGAGGAAATATTAAGGCTTTCGTTCCTGAGATCGTACATCCTACAGAACCAAGCCAGATGGATCAGCTTTATAAAGATGGCACTATTACAAAAACATTTTATAGTGGTCATTCATATATCAAAGGACAGCCGGTATATTTCTTAGGATTAAAAGGTAAGATAGTAGAAGTTATGAGGGAATCAATCAAGATGCAGATCGATGATAATGAGTCTCTATCTTCCCGGGCCGACGAAGATGTTTATGAATTCAGACAAGGTGTGGTTCAGTTTATGAACATGCTTTCTAATAAAGCCAATGAAGAATTTATGTTAGATCGTAAAAATTTCAATAGGCTTAAATTAGATGAAGCCGATGTTCTGACTTTTAATGACAATCTTTTTAATAAGGCACAACTTGTTTCAGTTATCACTCCGGCATTATTGAAAGTTTATAAGCATGCTGAACTTGATGAATTTGTGGAAAAGAATCGCCAATATATAAAATCTAAGCTAGGACCTAAAACTGATCTTCAGATTAAAACAATCCTGATGTCGGCACTCAATTCAAAAGATATTATGAATGTTTTTGATGTCATAGGTTTTAGTTCTGAGGCTATCAGTGTTGTCAATGATACATGGAAGTCATTGTTGAAAGGTCTCTATAAAACAGCATTAGGCAAGATTGAGAAAGGCAAGATGAAGGAATTAGAAGAACAGGGATATCTATCACAGAAGATAAAACTAAGTTCGCTGATTTCAAACATCATGGCTATCGGAATGGTGTCAGAGACATTACACGAAGATCTTGTTGGCATTCCTGATTTTAGAGCTACCCGAGGAGTTAAAAAAGAACAGGGAATACCTACTCATATCCTTCCGGATGCTTTTGCAGAATATCTATCATTGCCAGCAACTGAATTAGCAACAAAGGAATTTTCCAGCTCTTATATTAAAGGTTATGGTTCTATAAAAGAGGGAATGACAAAAAACATTGTTGACGAACAGAACAATGTTCTTACTACTATTTATATCACTGGCAGAAAAGAAGTTGTCGATCATGGTCAGACAAGTTATTTGTTTACTTTCAAATTCTTGCAGGATGTAAAAAGTAAGGCACTTAATGATATCGTTACGGTATCTGAAGATCAGCAGTCTTATATAGTGAATGGTGTCGAATATCGTCGTGTGACAGCTGATATCTATAAAAAAGAAGATTATGAGGGTGTTGATATTGACTATTCATTTATTGGTACACAGTTAAGCCTAATGTCGGAATATACTATCACAGGAGAACAACCTATAGGTTTACATAAAGAGTTATTTGCTCATGGCACCATGAGTCAGTTCTTTACCAGTGATGACACCAAATTGATAGATCATCTTAATGACCAGATAACAAAACAGATGAAATATTCTAAGACTCCCGACATAAAATATTATGCTGAAGTACAGGTATTAGATCAGCAGAATAAAAAGGGAGGAAAAATAGATATCTTGGCTATTATTAATGAAGGTACTACAGAAGAAAAGGCTATTATTATTGATATTAAATCTTCAAAACATAGCTATAATGATATCAATGCTGAAACAAAAAATAAACATCTTCAGCAGTTACAGGAATACGTAAGAATAGTAGGTTCTAATAATGGCTTTACAAAATCTATGGAAGTTGTTGGCGCGTTCATTATGCCAATACAATATACCAGGAACGATAATTCTAAACCGGCACATGTTATTAAAACGGTGAAAGGTGGAGAAAAGATTATCGTAAAAGATCAGATTACAAATATTACTTTTGAAGATATGGTTAACAAACAAAATTTGTGCTAATGAACTGTCCAAATAAAAACACCGCAGAATGGAAGTATCTCTCTTATGCAATAGGAGAAGATGCAGCCATGGGAGTCTTTCATAGAAATGGAAACCAACTCCCGACACTGGAAGAGATATCAACAAGATATCCTAGAACAATAAGCACGCCCAATAATTCAAAGGTAGGTCTTGCTTTTATGACCTTGGCTGAAGGATTTAAACAACGTCTTGGTGTCGATTATAAGATAGTATCTGAAAATGACATCAAAGAAAATGGAAAGAAGTATCTAGAGACTAATCCGGACTCTCTTTCTATTATTGATAAGAATGGTATCATTAATTTTATCAGCGAACGTATCAATGATGAGACTTTATTTCATGAATTTGCTCATCCGATAATGAGATCCATCAGAAACTTTAACAAGCCATTATTTGATTCTTTAGTAGAAGAGACAGCCAGAGGTGATCAGGAATGGTTTGAAGGTATCAGGGATAGGATAAAAGACGAATATCCGGAACTGACAGAATATGATGATGTCAATGAAGAAACATTGGTATACATCATGGGAAGAGGTGCTATGAAGATGAATTCCAATATCAGTGCTTTTGAAAAGTTATGGAACATGATATCCGACTATATAAAGACATTATTGCATATTGACTTCAACACAAAAGAACTATCTCCAGAGACAACATTGCAGGATCTTAGTTTTCTTATGATTCATGGAACCGGAAAGATAGAACTTAACAACTGGACCGGGACCGAGCAGAAGATGAAAAATCTTAATGACTTTGAACGTGGCATGATAGCAGATATCAATGACACCTCTACCAAAACTATTGACCAGATGATTGTTGACAATATCTTTAATAGTGCTAACCAGGCAAGACATAAAGGTAATATAAAAATTTCCGGCCGAAACTTTTTCTTTGAGCGATGGGATGGCGCCAATGGCAAAAGCTGGACTGAAGTGAAAGATATCGGATTAAAGAAAAAATGGGTTAATGATGTTGTCCTTAATTATATCAAAGAGAGCGACAAGACAGCGCTGACAAATCTTAAAAAGATTATGAATTCTGGAATAAACCTCAAAGAACTTCCAGAAGATATATCAAAGTATTTTACTCCGATGGCTATCAGCGATCTTGTCCTGGCTACTGGTTATGAGGTAGGCACAAGAATATATAACTTGAAAGAGTTTTCGGAATTATATCCTGAGTTTAGGAGTATGTATTCTCCAGAAACAGAATCCAATAGTCTTCATGTTATCGTTCATGGAGATTATACAGATGCTAAGACAGGCAAAAAAAATTATGATATTTCTCTTGTCGATTTAAATCTTACTTCCTATGAAATAGCTAATTCCTACAAAGGAGATAACCTCTTCAAGGGAATGAATATTTCTAATGAAGATCTTCGCGCGCTTAACTTTGACACCTCTGATACGGTAAAATGTATGTCTAATGCCAAGAAACTTACTGTCAGTCTCATGGCTATGAAGATGAAAAGTATCAATCCTGATATCTCTTTTAGAAGAGCTGGGGCCTTGTATATCAACAGGAATAATAAAAGCTATGAGCATAATTCTATTAATTATGCCTATGCTCAACTTGATGTATGGAAAAACAATATCAAAAAGTTATCAAAAGATGATGGTTTTGTCAATGCACTTCCAAGTTCATTAGCTTCAGTAGTTCTCAATAACAGTATCTATAATCAGGAGTTCGCTCCGGATTTTATTATGATGTTGGAAAACCAAATGCTGGACAACAAAAATGAGATGAAGAAAAATGAAGACCGGGAGTCTCCTACATTGGAACATCAGATAGAGGTATTAAGACGTTATAAGGAAACCGGTGATGAGAATATCCTCTATGAGATGTTACGAAGAAGAAAAAAATATTTGGAGTTTGAGGCGCGCAGGGCAAAGACTGATGTTACCGAAGACGAACAATATGTCACTATCTCTATCATCATGAACAATATGGTTTCTGGTTGGAACACAAAATTTACTAATCGTGTAAAAGGAGAAAATGGACTAGGTTTTTATTTTCGTACAATGTATAATGAAGGCAATGAAGTCATTCAAAACTTTTCATTACAACTTGCCAGGTCAGAAGAGATAAAACAACAAAAGTATAACTCTTATGCTGATTGGAAAAAAGTTCTTACAAAAGAGATGGAGGCTAAATATGGCAGTGCTATTGGAAAGATAGAGAAAATATTTACCACTATCGGGCCACAACTGTCAGAAAAGCTTATGAAGTTCAGCGACAATCATCCTAATTTTTATGTTAAAGACCGTAAGGGTAATCTATTAAAAGATAAAAATGGCAATCCTCTTCGGAAATTTTTAGGAGAGATATATTTTGAAAAGTCAGAAATTACCGATGCATTAGGTTTAACAGCAGAAGATCTCTCTATAGGTAAAATGGTAGTCGACAAGATTGAAGAATATGTGAAGGATATGTACCGACATAATATTATGATGGACCCTACTGGCTATTATAAAAAGAATGAGAAGACCGGTACCTATGACCTCGATATGGAAAAGATAGAAAAGCATGTCAATGAAACTTATGATAACAACTGGACACCAGGTATGCTTCCTTTGATATCAAAATCAACTGCAGAAAGAGTAAACTCAGGACAGATAAAGAGTGCTGTAGGAAACTTCTTTAGAAAGTCTCGTAGACAGTATGAGATGTTTGATGATATGCTGGACCAGATCTATGAATATGATGATAGTAGGGTACGTTCTTTATTCGCTAATCAGCTTTATCGTAATAATGGTTCTATCAATAACCGTAGAGCAAATATGCTTGGCTTGGTGATGGAAGGTGATGGTTCCTATGTCTATGATGAAAGAACTAAAAATACCAACGACAACCTCTCAGTGAATATTGAAACAATCATGGACTATTTTTCTATGGATGTCATTAATAAGACTATTGATGAACAATATACGGTTCCAGCTTATGAAGATGCAAAAGTAGCTATCCGGGCCCGGGCGATCATGAATGGTATTGTGAAAGACGAACAGGCAGACCTAAATCTTAAAAAGCTTAATATTCTTTTTGACAAGACTGTTCATGGAAAACATGTTCCTATTTTTGTCAATGAAAAAGGACAGCCTTCCAATATTGATGGTGCTATAAGTTATCTTTCACGATATACTTCTTTTAGTAGATTAGCTTTTAGTGTTCCGGTCATGATCACTTCTTTTACTGCCAACCAATTTATGGGTGTAGCACACATGTTCTCTAACCAGCTTTCCGGAGATACTTATAATACTCCTTCATTGAAAGACTATACTGAGGCTATAAAACTTTCACAGGTGACAGACCGGGAGCTTAGTAGAAAATTGTTTTATCATTACGGTGTTTGGGATAAAGATATGCAGACTATTATGAACGATACTCGATATAGTAATCTTAATAAATCAATCATTACTGCCCGTACATTGAATTATACTAACTGGGTAACGGATATTTCCATGAGACAGATTATGTTTATAGCCCAGATGGTTAAAGATGGAACTTTCTATGCTCACAGTCTGGTAGATGATAAGATCGTTTATGATGAAACAAAAGATGAAAGGCTGGCAAATATAAAAGACGATCGTAAGCAGTTGGCCTTGAAAATAGCTATCAAAAAAGACCTGATGAAAAATCCTGAGTATGCAAAATTACAGGAGAATAGTGATAAGCTCATAAGAGCTTATTCTATTGAAGATATCGAACATATAAGGGCTATCACTGGAAAGTTTATCATTGGTGCCTATGGAGCTCGTGAGACAGCGGCAGGACAATCTTATACTGCATTACAGTTATTTACTAAATTCAAACAGTTTTTAAATACAGTAGTAGAAAATCGTCTTGGTGCATATAATGAGATAAATTCTACTGGTAAGAGAGTCATTATTGAAGATAATGGAGAATATATCTCTACACGAAAAAAAGCAGCACAGGAGGGCTCATATCGTACAGCGGTAAGATTACTGATAAACGATACTCCTGTTATACAGGATATCATGAAAAAACTTAAACTTTTTCAGTCGAATAAAAAATATCAAGATCCTCGTAAGTGGAATCAGCTAGAGGACTGGGAGCGTTACAATGTTATCAGGACTGCATTGGATGTTGCTACCTTCTGTATGATGTATGGTGCCTATCTTGGTATTGGCATGATGAGTACTGATGAAGAAAAGAAGCAAGGTATCAAGTCATGGAGAATGACAAGAGCTTTTGAGAATGGTATTCTGACAACTATTGCTTTGTCTCCTTGGGAAATCAGGGATATTGTCTCTGGTGGCCGGACACCTATACCTATCATGAGTACAGTTGCCAGCATGGTTGATATTCTTACCTTCAAATCTGTTGATGGCTCTCTACAGAAAGATGTAGAAAACCTAACCATGTTTAGTGGCACCCGGGCTATCATACATGATATGGACCGGTTTATTTTTGATGATGAAATTACAAACAAATAAATATAAAAAAATGACAAATCAATTAACAGCAGCACTATCAGTTATCACTGGTTGCGATATACAAGTAACCGACCAGACAAATTGGAACGGTCAATTCGTACAGGAACGTTCATTATATCATCTTTATCTTTGGTGGAAAGATCCGGTTACTAATGCATGGACTTTGGACAGCACAAATCCATTATCGGCTTCTTACCTTCTTAATACGATGAACAATGGAGTTCATACAGTCGAGATCTATGCAGTAGAGAAATATTCTACTAGTAGCTATGTCGCTGTAACACCAGGTCAGATGTATAGTTATAATGGACAAGCTTTTGTTTGGAATAATGTTTCTCCATGGGTTCCTGCAACACAGACAGCATTAGGATTATTTCCATCGGCAGTCAATGGTTGGGTGCTGATGAGTGTTGAAGGATCTTTTCATAATTATGGTGGTACCGGAAATCAGTTTTATACAGGAACGATATCTGTTGAATGTACCAGGACTTTTGACTTGACAAAAACATCATGTCATAACTGGAGATTAACCAATAACTATGATATTACAGGTATCATAAATGTTGACCTTTATAATCTTAATGATCCTACTACTATCATCACAAGTTTTGAATGGAATACATCGGTAGATGAATATATTGATGTTGAAGTGTCAGAAGATGGAATATTTGAACTGGATCTGTCCTATGTCGTCGGTGAGACAACTTATCATTATCCGCGTGTTCGTATTCGTGATATCTGTGGATTTTTAGATTGCATGGTAAAACTTGTAAAACAGATATTATGTAATGAGAAGGATCCTTGTTGCCAATCTTGTTCTGAAGAACAAAAAAGACAGCTTCAGATATGGCGCGATCATCTCAATATGATGATAGCTTATTCGGATGCTATTCAAGCAGCTATTAATATTGACCTTTATTATTGCATGAATAATCAGATAGAGTCTGAACCGGCAGAAGAGAACTTACAATATATCATTGAGCTGATAACCAAACTTAATGAGTTGACAGATCGTTGTGGTGAATGTTATGGTGCTCAGGAAACAGAAGCTACTCAACCTTGTAAAGATTGTTAATTATGAGCTGTTTATGTAGTCAATACGTGCAACAAGCCTATACGGATGAGCATGCTTTTATGAATCAGTACTATATTCAGATGAAGGAGTGTATAAAATATAACCTTGATACTGCATATACCCGGGAACTATTCGGCAAAGAAGATGCACAGGAATACTATAACAATGTCAATGAAATCCATTACCTGTATTTCCTTCTTAATTATGTTCTAGATGTTTACTATCAATGGATGATCAATTATGATGGTACTTTAACACAAGAGATAAAAGATGCCAAGATAGCTGAATTGAAAAGTGAATATAATTTTTCATGTATTATAAGACATTTCAGGTGTTTTGGCTGTGACATAGGATTTATCATGGATATCTTTTGTTCTACCCCGGCACCGATCGGAGATAGTATTCAATATTTTTGCACATCAGATACCGTCTCAAATCTTACAGCTTATGGTACAGATATTCAATGGTATCTATCAGCGACGAGCACTACTCCATTATCATCTTCTACGGCACTTATCAATGAAACACATTATTATGCTTCTCAAACGGTAAATGGTTGTGAGAGTCCTCAAAGATTTGAAGTCTATGTTATGATAAATACCATGTCTGTCATTCCGGATAGTGTCTCTGCATCATCAAATAGTATCTGTAGTGGAGAGAACGTGGTATTAAGTTATACTGGAGGAATATTAGGTACTAATTCTCAGGCTGTATGGTATTCTGGTAGCTGTGGTGGAACTTTAGTAGGAACTGGTAATAATATCACCGTTACTCTTTTGTCTTCTACAACATTTTATGTTCGCTTTGAAGATCCGGCCCCTTGTAGTCATAACACATCATGTCTTAGTATCAAAGTCGATGTCAGTGAAAGACCAGTACCTACATTTATAGTCTCTCCTGGTGCTACTATATGCGCTGGTGATAATGTCACTTACACTACCGAACCCGGACAGACAGATTATCTCTGGAATGTTCCGGGGGTAGCAGGATTTCATTATACTATTATTTCTGGAGGGATAAGCAGCACTGATAATACTGTTACATTGCAATGGAACATACCTGGAATAAAAGTTGTCTCTGTAAACTATGAAAATAGTAATGGCTGTTTAGGAGTATCAGCAGCGACCAGCACTACTACTGTCAATGAATATCCTATCATAGGAATAACATTAAACCCTGATGAAGAAATTTGTTATAATGGTGGTGTTGTATTAACAGCAGATATCTCTGTTTATGATTCGTTTGCATGGACACATAATGGACATGGTACTCTAGCTTTTGATACTACTTTAGCGCCTGTCTATGTACCAGACATCACTGATGCCGGAACGACAGTAACAGTAGTTTTGACAGCAAACTATAATGGCTGTATTTCAACGGAACATAGCTCTATAGTGATAGCTCCTCTAGCTGTTGCCGGAACTGTCTCTGGAGGTAGTACTATTTGTGAGGGAGAGACAAGCGCTGAACTGACATTATCAGGTTATAGTGGTATTATTATCAGGTGGGAACAGTCAGTATTTCCTTATACTACATGGACGCCGATAGTGAATATCAACGATACTTATACATCAGGCGCTTTGACTCAGACTACTTATTTTAGAGCTGTAGTACAAGAAGAACCTTGTGCGCCTTTGTATTCTACATGGACTATAGTAACTGTCACTCCTATGCCGGAGGCTCCAATAGGTAATGCAGACCAATATTTCTGTATTTCTGAATCCGCAACAGTGGCAGATCTTGAAACTATCACTATCGGTACTATCTTATGGTATGACCAGGCAACTCCTGATCAGGATCATCTATTACCTCCAGAAACAGCCTTAGTGGATGGTACTTTATATTATGCTTCTAATACTATTGATAGATGTGAAAGTGAAGATACATTGGCTGTAACAGTACATATAGACGATGTTCCTACAGTGACTTTTGATGATTATGAAGATTTTTGTAATGGTCCGTTATCAGTCACATTATCGATATCTGGAAGAACAAATAATCCTACTACTTATAGTATTGTATGGGATGCCTTAGCTTTAGCCAATGGATTTATCAATGTCACAGACGCAGCGATGCCGGCAGTGGGTTCTGATTTTAATATTCTTATTCCTGGAGATCCCACCCTGCATGGAATATTTACCGGCACTCTGACACCTTCTAATAATTGTGAAGGAGCCGGAACAAAAATAACCATTGAGATCTATGAGACACCAATCATAACTCTTACAGATAGTGATTTTACTGTCTATGATAGTGATGCAGATTTTGATATAGTTTATAGTTCTCCTGCAGGATCTCCCGATGAATATAAAATTACTTGGGATGCCAATGCTATCATTGCTGGATTTTTAGATGTAGCCTGGACAGCATTAGGAGTTTCTCCGATAGTGGTAGTACTTCCGATAGCACCTTTCACACCTATAGTACAAGACGTGTATTATGCTACCATACAGGTTCGGAATACAACAACAGGTTGTGTGGGACCGGAGATTAGTATTATTGTTACTGTGATAGAATCTCCTCCGATGTAATAATCTTACAAAGAAAAAAAAAGGCCCGAGATAATCCCGGGCCTTTTTCATTTTTCAATATATCGAAAAAAGACAGTTAGTGGTACACCTTGATTGTACTTTAGCCTATACTTTTCGATATTCTTTTTTTGAATATACACATCTAGCGGTTTGCATACTTGTACACCAGATATTCTATATTCTACCTGATAAATATGCACGATGTTTTTCATAAGAAATTGATAAGAGACGATTTATATTCTTCTTTTAGAATAGCAATGATACAGCCTTTCCTTTTTTCATCTTTATGATGTCCGAGATAGACAGGAATACAAACATTGGAGTTATCATCAAAGATATATCCATAGTCTTTGAAAAGGTCTGTGATTATCTGTGAGGCATTATTAAAGTCAAATATTCTCATGCTGTCACGAATAAAATACATACCCACATATATAGGGATAGGCATATCTTCTGTCAAAGATTGCCATAATGTAAGGTTTCTGATATATGAGTTTTTGCTGTCAACGATATAACGTTCTACTACTGCAGAATTTTTTAGTGTGTGTCTTCGGCCATAGTCACATTCTTTATGACATTGATTGCAGATAGGCTTTTGTTTAGTTCTTTTCTGATAGGTAGCATTACAACAGGAACTTCTCCCGGTGTATATCTGCATGATCTCTTTGCTGTTTTTCTTTGAAGGTATGTTGCCAGGAATGAAAATAGCCTTGTGTTCATCATAAAGCTTTCGGAGATGCTCTAGCATTTCTTTATTGAGATATTCTTTGTCGGACTTCAACAGTGTTTCAATTTTCTCTTCCTGTTCCTGATTTATCTCAGCAAATAGTGAAGGATCTAAACGACCGGCAGTGGTTTTCAATAATCCTTTTTCTCTTAATTTTCTAATGTCTTCTGCTTTGATTTCTATCATAATTTATTTTTATCAATAATATTATTCATAAATTTAATTTCTTTAAATGTATATGAATTATTAGCAATAAAACCATATAATTCTTTTTTATCAAATAACCAAAAAACTATAAAATCTGTAATATCTCTTATTTTATCAAAAACTTTATATTGTCCTATAATTAAATATTCATTTTCATAGTCAATTAAATAACCATCTTGAGGAAAATTATGTTTTTCACAATTTATCTTAATAAGTTTATATTTTTTATTAGTTTCTACCTCTGTTAATATAATTGTTCTTTTCATCCTTTTTTTTGGAAGATTATCAATAAAATCAGATAATGCTTTTTTCCATTCATTAGACATTGGAACAATTTTAAAAGTTACTTTAGAAGGATCTGTTGAGTCTGTCATAAAAGATTCTTTTTAATTTTTTCTAATGAATTAGGATCCTCCAAAAAGGTAATGTCAATACCAAAAGTATTGTTAGCCCTACAGGGAAGAGTTTCCAGTAATGGTATGAAGTTTAATAGGTCGGCAGTAGAACATTTACCTTTGTCTTTGGTAAGTTCGAAATAGGAATTACTCTTACAGGAATAATACACTTTAGTACATGACTGTCCGCGATAGAAACCTATAAGTTTTCCTTTGTAGTGCACCGAACGATACATTTGTGGATGATCAGGATCTTTATGAGTGATAAGGCCATAGGTATAGTCTTGCTCTTTAGGAGTGATGATTTCGATATATTTTTTAAGTGCTATATCATAATCCAGACACATGTATGGGTTTACTTCAGAAACAAACTTCGCCCAGGCTTCTTCGTTCATTATTTCACTCTCTTTAAATTGATAGTGTTTTCTTTTATGAAGTAAGAATGTCTTTACGATTATTAATTCTTTTTTGTGGATGAGATAGATATTAATATCGTGCTCCAGATTGTTTGATGTGTTATTGTAAATGCTTAAGTCAGTCATTTTTATACCTTTCTTTTAATGTTTCTACTAAATCAAAATATACAATAATTTTATTTAAACCATATTTTCGTTCAAGCTTATCGCGTGATAGAGAATGAATGTCTAAATGTTCTTGTGGGGTAAGTAAGATAATATTGTCTTTTAGAGCAATAAATTTACGATAGTTTTTCTTATTAAGAACATGATGAAAGAGATTATACCATAGAGGGTGTTTTTTCCAACACTGGTTCTCATCCATCTTGTCTTCATATTGTCTTAAAGGAGTTCCTGAGAGCCATGATTTATGTTCTCTGTATTGCCATATCTCTTCAAAGGCTTCTGTCTGTCCTGTGTCTTCTTTTGGCTTTGTTTTAATAGTAGATCTCATAAAAGCCTTAGATATTTTTGTAAATGTATTTAACTCTCCGATCTTATGATATACAAATCCATTCTTTTTAGCATATTGAGTAAGGAGCCATTTTTCATCAGTTCTTTTATGTTGATGTCTTTGACAATAATTGTGACTAAATACAGGGTTATTACACCCGGGAGATTGACATTGTTTCATAATTATAAATTTAATTAAACGGATCAAGTAAATCTTTTGGTCTTCCGGTCTTTGGATCGATATCGTCAGGCTTTAACTGGTTTCTTCCAACCAATTCATCACCTGTCATGCCCGGAGGTATGATTCTTATTTTTTCTTTTATTGGTTCAGCAACAGGTTCTTCGACGACCTTTGGTTCCTTGGTGTATTTCCTTTTTGGTTTAGCTATAACTAAACTATTGGGTTCGGGTTTTTCAAGGTATTCTTGTTTAACCTTAATTTGTGGTTGTTCATTAAAATTCCTTGTCTTCTCTATAAGCTTGATACAGTCTTTTTCTGCATACATAACACTAAAGACATTAAATTCTATTGGCAGTTTGTTTTGTAGTCCTAAGCGCTTTATTATGCCCTTTCCTGATAGTGTCCAACCATTAACTCTATTGGTTATCTTAAAGGCTCTACGATCATCTTCTGCTATGGCAAAATAGAAAGTTAATACCTTGTCTTCCGGATCTTGCCCTATCAAAAACCTGGTATCTTCTGTAATATTGAATTGCTTTATGGTATGCTTTTTAAAACGAAAAGAACCATCTTTACTTAACATTACCGTATTATTATTCCAATTATGTGATTCAAACCATACTATATTCATAGTTTATAGTGTTTAGATTAATAATATAAAAGATCATATGCAGCGTTTATCTTCTTGAACATCTCCGTCGCTAATAACTCTCTTTGAGGATTTCTGTCCGGGTGCCATTCCATAGCTTTCTTTCTATAGGCAGCCTTAATGACATCTTTAGTGGAGGGATTAGGTATGCCAAGGATCTCCCAAGGATCATCTTCATTGAGTATTTTATAACAGTCGTCCGGAGACATCCTATCACGAAAAGCTCTCTTCCATTCCCTGGCATTACCATAACCTTCTCTTTCGGGATCGTATCGCTTATAATTGTCCTGCCAAGTCATACAACCACCATTTAGTTTTACAGTATTTAATAAAATTATTAATTGTCCAAATACGTGGTTTTATCATATCATTGCCAAAATTACATAATGCAATAATATATAGACCTTTTGGTAGAGAACGATAATAAGATATTCCACAAATATTAATTAGTAGTTTCATCTTTTTTCTTTTCTTTAGGTTCAAAGTGATAAATACATTTAAGATAAGTTTTCACATAAAATTTAAAGTAAGGCGCTTTACTATTTTGACAAGTTCCATAAGAGTCAATATGTTTACACTCTACACATTTTTTATTCTTTTTCATTTCCATTGTGAATTTTTAAAATTCCAATCTCTTAAACGATTATGTGTGTATGAAGATAATATTCTTGTCTCTGAAATCTTATAGATGGATTGATAATAATATTTGTCCTTGTCTTTTCCTATTTCAAATATCATCTCAGGGACATCATCTTTAATGTAATAACCCATATAATAGAGTTTTCTACAAAAGAATCCATTAAGGGTTGTTAGTTTTCCTATTTTTAATTCTTCATTGGCTAAGGTTATGTTTTTTAGTTGAAGATTTTCAAATATTTCTTTTTCATTGTTACAAATATAACCTTGTCCTTGATTATCTTTAAATACAGTGAATTCTCTCATTTGTAGTCTTTATTATATTCACGTATTAGTTTAGTTGATGTTTCAATAAGTTCTTCTGTGGCTTGTTGTCCCCACCGGAGACAATGATTTAAAGAATATCCTTCAACATGTTGTTCATTGATGATTTCTTTCATACCATTAGGAAGTCTATTAAAGATCTCTTCAATCTTGTCGAAGTGTTTCTTTATCTGTGCTAGTTTAGGGTTGAATTCAGATTTAATCATTGGAATAAGATTTCAAGTTGTTTGTACTCAGGTTTAGTATCGATAATTAATTTTTCAATATTACATTTAGGCGCTGGCTTATGTTCTTTCATTCTTTCTTTTAAAGCCTTTCTCCTCTTTTCGTAGATAAAGTGTCTTAAAGGTAGTAAAAATTGTGTCTGCTCATAGATAGAGAGTTCTTTCTTTGCTTCAAGAGTTTGCCAGTGATCTTCATGGAAATAGTCTTCACATACCTTACAGGATACGTGCATGTATATCTCAAACCATTCTCCTGTTAAGGGCGCTATAGCAACTCTGGTATATATAAAAGCTACCACTTCCGGATAGGTTGCCAGTTCTTCTTTCTTTATCATAGAGGCCATACGAGCCACCGGGATAATCTTTAATAGTCTCTGAGGTATAGTATCAGCCCAAGAGGTATCGTGAGTTAAAACCGGTGACTGTAAAGCATCAATAAGGTCAAAGGACATTTTATCGTTTATATCCATATTTTTCAAGAATTAAAAACACTTTATTAATAATTGTTAATTCATTTGAATTACAATCAATAGATATTGCATTTATTTCTTTAGCAAGGGTTTCTATAAGAGATTTATGAGTGAAATTACTTGCTTCAATGTAAGATTGTTTACCAAATTCTTCCATAGCATATAAGGCTTGTTTTGGAGTTATATACGGAATAATATAGTCGAGTTCTTTTGTATTGGTAAATATTTCTAATTTTTTACCAGACCAAGAACTTAATATTTCTTCTTTTGTTTTCATCATTACTCCTTCCAATCATTATAGATACACTGGTATAGGTAGCCACTTTTATTGGCACTAACTAACATGAATGAAGCGGTAAGGTCTTTGTCGTTATTCTTAATAACTATAAAACCTTCACCAACACTATTTTCAAAGCCAAATTCGTAAAAAGTGTTATTCTCTTTTTTATATTCATCCTCTATGGTTGAATACATATAATTGTTGTTTACAATAAATTTTTTCATAATCAATGACTTTCTATTTGAGGTTCATAAGGTTGTTCTTTACAGGGTATTCCCAAGGCTTCAAGGTGCTTACATTTACGATACCTTCTATAAGCCATGCAGGAACATCCCCAATGTTTTTTCTTTTTGTTTTGAGCAATGGTATATAACCGGTCGCTGGTTTCTGATTTAACCTCGAATCTTAGTTGCCATTGGTCATTATCCGGGAGCATTACACTTCTGTCGATGTGCAATATTGGTAAGGTTTCTGTTTGCATGACTATAAATAATTAATGAATTTTAGTTTTTGTTCATTGGTTAAACCTGATGTCCAATTACGAAACAAAGAGGATATAAAAGCTTTCTTATCAGCTTTGGGCATAGCCATAAACTGTTCCTTAGCTTGTGTATGTTGTCCATTTATTACAGATTCTACGATCATCTCGTAATATTGCATATCAGAGTGGAAGCCATAATTTTTCAATAGTCTTTTCATAATTATCATTTTACTTGTTTGTCAAGAATAGAGGCATAAGAAGCATCGTAATGAAGTGTATCACCATGTATTAGTTCAACGTCATAGTCGTTTGACTTCATGTATTTATAAGCCTCTCTTAATGCTTTTACGGCTTCTTTTTTACTTTGGTAATGAAGAAGGTAATTATTAAACGGAAGACCTGCAACATCATTACATTTAATAGCATTTCGTAATTTGAAATTGCCATTAAGTTGTCCTTTTATAAGAATATCGGTTTTCATAATTCAACCTTTCTTTTTATTGTTATTAGATAGAAACACCTATATACCTTGTTGTGTATTCGTATAGGATAAGAATAGAGACCGGTATCAGGGTTATATACTAGTTCATTCATTGGCTGAACTTCATAGTAAGATGAGAACCCTAACATCCGTATCATTCTTTTCCAGATGATGATTAATATTTGCTTCATACTTTAGATTTACTTAGTTGTTTGATTTTGTTTATATTACTATTGACAAGATTAATGATGGTGTCATGGTATTCTGTATTCTTATTATATTTACCACGACATTGCTTTATCTCAAAGTCTTTTAAGGACACTTCTACTGTCTCCAGCCTTTGCTTTTCAAGTTTAGCTGATAATATTAAAGTGTCTTTATTATCATAGTAACGACCAGAATAGACACAGTGATGCATTTCCTGTCCTTCATCAAAGAATTCTTTTACTGTCTTTAACACCTCAATAGATATCTTGTCTTTTTTGATAGCAAAACCTAGAAATTTTCTTTTCTTTCTACGATATTTAACGGTTTCTTTCTTTATGAATGCTATCTGTCTTTCAATATTTTCTTTCTCACGTTTCTTTCTCTCCCTTTCAATATATACCTGATGTTCTTTATCAAGGTTTTTAGGACAGACATATTTAGCATTATGAAGATCCTTACCATCCATTTCAAGATAACGCAGCTGATCAAACCACATACTTGCATCTTTTACAATATAGTTATTGCGCATGCAGATCTTTATTGAAGGCCAGTGTTTTTTTATAATATCTTTTGAACCATGACAATATTTGAATAGTGCTATTTGTCCAGCCTTAAGTAATGTTTCAGCATTAGGTTCCGATAATATCAATTTGAAAAAGTTAGAAGGATGAAGATTATGATATTCATTAGTAAAACCATTACGAATGATCTCAGGTATTATTTTTTGTTTAGGATAAAATATAGATCGAGGATAATAAGATTCAGCATCAGTACTTCTAACTTGCATCTCTCCACTCCAATACCAGTAATTCCTGTATGAATTAAATCCTGATGATAATTTAGCTATAATAGTTCTTTTACCTGTTGGAGATATCCAATGTTGTATTACTTCATCACAATAATATATTGCAGGTATACCAACTTTAAGACGTTGCATAATATGAACAAATCTTATGACCTGGTATCCTTTAAAAGTAGTTAAAATCTTAAAATGATCATCGGACTTAAATACTCTTTTTCTGGTTCTATCTATTTTACGTTGCTTATTACATTTAGGACAAGTTAATCCATCGATCTCAGCAAGTAGACTTCTTTTTTCCGGCCACTTATGACCACACTCAAAACAAGTACATTCTTTCTTAGTAGTATAGACATGATGATAGAATAATTCTTCTTTTCCCCATTCTATCATTGTATTGGTTATTTTAGGTATCTTTTTATGTAATGAATAAACGTATTTCTGTTCTTTTGTTTTTGGTTTCATAGTTAAAACATGCTTACTTGTCCGGAAGACTCTACAACTTCTTTTCGTGGTACTCTGATAGGAGCCTGTTTCTTAGGAGCCAAATTATCCATAGCCTGTTTTAAAGCCATTTGTTTGGCTTTCTCCCGGGCTTCGGCAAGTTCTTCTTCTGTGAGTTCTACGGTATGGTTAACAACGACATTGGCACTAATAGTCTTTCCTACTTCTATTTTGTCTTCATCATAATAGTGAACAGCCATGCCATAAACTTCATCGTCGGTAAAACCGGCACAACCACTATTCTTTACTGTATTGAGAATATAGGTACAACAGTCATCAATGTTCTTACTTTCTTTTTTGTATGTCACCGCGAACAGAGGATCTTCCTCTGCCCGGGTGTCAAGATACTTTTTTATGGTGTTTTTAAATGTATCTGTTGATTTCATAATGATAATTCTAATTGAGGTTTAACTTTAATAGGTTTTTCAATCTTTTCTTTTGGTTTAGGTCTTTGAAAAGAACTTCCGGAGCCGGTCATTTGATGTATATAATCATCTACTTCTCTTTCAAATTCTTCGTCAGCATAAGTGCCATTAAAGAGAATATGTTTACATCCTTTATGTCCAGTATCGCGAACATGCCAGGTCTTATCATGTTTATTAATACCAAAGGAATAACCATCAATATATTGAAGATTCCACAAACCACCATGTTCTACACATTCGGTAAAGGAGAATACTTCACTATTTTTGGCAAACCATGTAGTACATTCTTTTCCTAGAAATACTCCAAATTCTTCTGCAGTTTCTATAGTAACAGATTTGTCAATATAGATACCACCATAGATTTTTCTTGTTTCACTCATTGTTTTTTCCTCCATTCTTTAGCAGAATCCATTTCACCAAAATATTCAGTGTCGAACTTAGTAAGGTCAGAAAGCATACTCATAATCTCTTTAGGGCATTTTGCCTTTGTATAAGGTCCTACGAATTCATGCATACCTTTATAGATTACTTCGTTACCTACCCTTGTCATTAGTGTTACATGAGCATAGATATTTCCCTTGTGTTGTATGGCTGAGAATATCTCACTCTCAGGATCATTTATTTCATCACGATCATATATTGGTGTTTCTACTTCAATACATTTTAAGATGAGATGATCTGAAGCACCTGGAATTCTCCATACCTGATATTCTCTGTTAAATACTTCCATAAAGGAGTCTCTTGTTATTATTCCTGTTGAACCCATAATTAATCCTCCTCAATATCAAATGGGAAACCATCTTCTTCCAGACGTTCATTACAAAGTTCTTTTACATCATCCTCTGTCTCGGCATCATGAAGGGAATTAATATCCGGAAGATCATCCCAGGATAGTCCATCTGCCTTTTCTGACAGATAGCGGTCAGCTATTTCTTTTTTTTCATTGTAATTCATAATTATATCTCCAATTTTTTAAGATATGAACACCATTTAAGGTAATTTTCCTTTGACTTAAAATATTCATTAGGTTGTCTCCATAAGATACTTGTAATAGGTTTAAAGGTAGTCAGAACATCATTAACATCAAAAGGCATAGAAACATCATCACCTCCATTATGACTTTTTAAACCACAACCTGACCAATGATAAGGTACTTCATGAAATTGAACACTATTGATCATCTCTCCTTTAAAGAACGTTACTCCATCTTGATATTTATTGTAATAATGAAAGTATACTTCTACTTCCGGATCTGCTTTAATAACATTCTTTGCTAGTTCTATCAGGGCATTATGGTTACGTTCCATTCTTTCCCTGTAAGCGGTTAAATAATCACTCATAAGTTATAAAGTTTTTTAAGTTTCATCAGATGATAAAAGACATGGTTAACAGGATCTTCGCTTGTTTCTAAATTATCATGTGTCATAATATAATTTTCACAGACATCGATCCATGATTGTAGGTCGTCCTGAGACTGAATGACATATTCGGTATGTTCTTGAAATGCTTTTAGTTCATCGGCCCATAAATAATCAATAATGAATTTAATATGTTTTATTGATTTATTATGAATATCATTCATTAAAAGAGGACCAACATATTTTCCAAATGTTTCTTTAAGAGGACCACAGATATCATTCATAGTAGTACACTTAATCTCTTTATCTAACTTACCAGTTGGTTTGTATTCAATAGTGTTATCCAGTGTCTCAGGATCGGTAGGACTAAAATGAATATTTTCTTTAACCATATTTTTTATTCCATTTGGTTCAAAATCAGGATTAGTAGATAAGGTATTGTTTTTAGAATGATTACAATAGTCTACACATGAAGTACAAGGTTCTACATTAACATCATAATGGTTATAGTTACAGTCACTACAATCACTGCCATGTTCTCCATGAGACTTCATATAGTCAAGGTCAGCTTCCATTTCATCAATTTGAAAGGTTCTACAGAAGTCTTTAAGAGTATCATAAGTAAAGATATGATCAACCCGGAATACTTCTGTAAATTCATTGGTATGTTCCTGATTTGGTATCTCTATCATATCACTTTCCGAGTCAAACTCTTCATCATAACCATCAGAAACAATAAGCACTCTTTGATTTTTAAAGTCAATGAAATGTTTAGTTCTATATTCATGATAATACTCAATAAGAGTATTGATGTCGATTACAATGTCGTATGTTCCCATAGTTACTTAAGATTTTGATATGCTTCCAATTGTTTCTTGGCTTCATAGAGTACCATATCCCACTGTACCCATCCTGTATATTCATCACTCCACTTTGCGTATGCATCAAGATAGATTGTACACTCATCAGAGAAGTCTTTAGGTTCTTTATCAAAACAGCCCAGTCTGACATAGCCAATCATAAACTCATTACCGGCTTCTACCTGTTTGTTATATTCGTATTGTACCATGGAGTAGTTTGTACCCCATTTGTCTTTTGCATAGGCTTTACATTTAGCCTTAGCACCATCATTTAGTTGTGGGAATGCTAATAATGATACTAGCAACATCACTAATAAAAGAATTACTTTTTTCATGTTTAGTTGTTTTAAAAGGGTATATATTGTTGAATTATTACTTTATTTAATTTACAATGTTTGTTGATAGTTTTAATTCCAATTCTATTGGTTGTATTTGGTAATCTATAAGCAATAGTGCCATTATTCCAATATTTAATTAGTTTGACGACAGTGTTTATGTCGTACACCGTCTTATCTTCGGTAATAGCTAAATGCCAATTTTTATAATCTAAGGTCCACTTGCTAATTATTTCGTCAATCATTGCTTGGATGAGTGTTGCTAATTATTTTACTGATAAACAGAAACATACTTAGTAATTAATTACAGCAGTCCAGTAGTTAGCGTGCATTAAAACGTCCGCTTCGCCACGCTAACATGGCATAAGCAGAATGCTTAATTTCGTGCATTATTCAGCATTTATGTTAAATAAAACAAAAAATGCCATCACACGGTTTGGTCAAAAATTGTTTTAAAATCATTCACTTGAAATCCTGCTGCTCCTTTGTGTCCTCCACCCCCCATAGATTTAGCGAGTACGGAGCAATCTATTTCAGGTTTTGTAGAATAAAGACTTACTGTAAAAAAATCATGGTCTCCATTATAAAAAAATGAAATCATAATATCGTATTTGTTTTCATCCCACACACTTTCAAAAGTTTGCGAACCAGTCCCACTTGCATTTAAGCAAATTGCCCTAAGTCCTTTAAACATTTTTTCAAAAGTAATTCTGCAAAGTCCTGAATTTTGCTGCTTTTGATATTTTAACAATGCTTTTCCGCTTGTAATTAATTCTTCACAGCCTGCATTTTCTGTTAGCAATTCCATTGGGAAAGTATCAACTGAATTACAAATTGCTCTCATTCCGTATTGAAATGGCATAATTATTTCATCCCAAACTTGTTGATTATCGTTTCTCCAACTATCATATTGCCCAAGCAATTTTACAGCAAATGGCATCCATCCGTATTTTAGATTAGATTTAGTTCCGAAATAATATTCCCACACTAATTCACAAGCAGCAAAAGCAGTATTTGTGTACTGTTTCAAAAATGTTTCGCCTTCGCCTATAAAATCTTTCATTGCATTTATGGCAGAAACATGGTGGTCAATCCACGTTAAGTTATAGTTACAATTTTTTGCAACTTTTAACATTTCTTCTGGCGAAAAAGAAACATCAACCATAATAACTGGTTCGCCATTTAATTCAGGAATAGGTCTGCCATAATCCCACCCGATTAATTTTAATTCCCATTTTGCAACATTGTCAGGGTAATCATTAAATTGTTCATGCCATTTTTTTACAATAGCTGCGGAGCAATATCCGTCTAAATCTCTGCTGTGATAAATCAAGTTCATACAATTTTTGTTTTAAATTAATAATAAAAATCCTCGCTATTTTTTGTTTTATTTTCCGTTACTTTTATCAGAATTCGTGTTATTAATCGCACTCTGCCTATGCCTGTCCGTTAGCCGCAAGCCTAAACGACCTGCAAGCCCATGACAACAAAACCTTCCTGAATACCAAATTGGCTTCCTTGTAAAATGTAGCTCACTTTTCGGTGGAGTATCCGACCAGTATATTTGTCATCATTAAGACCATCTTCATAGTAGCCTTTTGGAACATACTCTTTTAGAAGCAATTCATCGCCTTCGGAAAAGTATCTGTCGTTCTTTCTAACCTCAAAGGGTTTGTTGCCGTTTTTTACTTGCTCAAAGTATTCAGGCCAAGTTTTTAATTCGTGTACCATTTTTATTTGTGTTGTGAGAAGGCCAGCGGCTAACAGCGGTTTTGCAATAGCCGCCTGACACGTCTCGGTTAATAATTAGTTACTCATTGGCGGCCATCGCAAAGCCGCAAACCGTTACCCACAATTAACGGTACTCCGAAAATTGTACGGTTTTGAAAATTGCTTTGTGGTTTACCCATCGTGAAAATTTTTTCTGTTCATAATTTGGTTCTTTATTAGTTTCAAAATCTCTGTATGGTTGAGCAAATGGGCTACAGCCTTTTTCTTTTAAAAACATTACTCTATCAAGTGCATCAGGAATATCTTTTACTAAAACATAAACAAATACTCTATAATTTTTTAATCCGTATTCATTAAGGTTTTCAAGTGCTTTTTCTATATATG